CATAAGTACCAAAATCAGTGTCGTTAATGTAAGCCGTGTGGAAGTATGGAGTACGTCCGTCTTCCCCTTTTTGACCAGCTACACCTTGTTTTCCATCAGCACCTTTAATAAGGCTCCAAGCATATTTTTTAGGGTCAGTAGAGTCCATCTCCTCAAAGTCTACATACATCCCAATATATGCTTTATTTGCAGGGTCTTGTGAGAACCCTCCCCCATTAGCATCATCAGCGTATGCGATGTGTGTATATTGAGTTTTACCGTCTACACCCTTTTCACCAGCGATGCCTTGGTCTCCTCTGTCACCCTTAGCCCCCTGTTTAGACTTAGCAAAGCTCAGGAACTTGGTAATGGTAACTTCTTTGTAGACCGCCTTAACAACTGCTTGAGCATGGTCTTGGGTCATGTTAGAAACAATGTACTCACCTGTAGTAGCATTTATCAAAAAGTTAATACCTACACTGGATACCTTAGTATAGGCAACTCCAGAAGTAACCTCTTTAGTCCCCTCATAAATGACGAATCGACCACTACCATTAGAATAGTCATCTACAACGCCTTCTGGGTTAGCTGCAAAGGTGGTTGACTCATTTGTAAGAAACCCAACTATCGCCGTTCCAGAAGCCCCTGTAGCACCATCTGATACCATTACAATAGTTTGAATATCTTTCAGGTTACCCATGGTAACAGTCACTTGTAAACGAGTCCAGTCCTTATCCCATTGAGCGCTGGTTAAAGTCCTAACATCACCAGTTCCACCAAGCGTGATAGCAGGCTGTTCTAAGTTACCTTTATAAGGAATAGCTTCCCATACAACAGCTGTGGTACTATTCTGTTTAGTAGCTGCGAAAGTAATCGTCTGAGCACCATCAGGAGTCCCGTCCGCCTTGAGTTTCATAACCTGTTGAGAGGCTGTCAAGTCTAGCGAAGGGGCACTGTTACCATCTTCACCTTTAGTACGGCTCCATGTGTAGGTGTCAGGGTCTGGTGACTGAGTACGTGTAGCAGAAGTGTAGACACCCATGTAAGCTCTGTTAGTACTGTCATCAATAGAGAAGTCAACTCTGCCGTCAGGAGAGTTAGCATAGGCGATGAATACACGCTCAGCAATCTCCTTTGCATCAGTCGTGTCAATCTCTCTAAAGTTACTGAATGTTACAACGTCAGATGAAGGGTCATCCTCATGATATTCATAAGCTGTTACACGTGCTTCCAAACCTAGCTCACGATTTCCCACACGCTCTTTCATCCACACTGTGTCGCCTAGTTCAATATCCTCCCCATCCCATCCATGGAGGTTTTGAAGAAGAATTACATTAACCTTGTAAGTATAGATTGGCTCAGCATACTTTTTAAGCTCTTTAATGGCTTCTCGGTAAACTAGCTCAGGGTCACCTTCAACTTGAGCTTTATAAGGTATGATGCGATAGGAGTTTCCATCGTCATAAAGCTTAGAGGCTTCTTTGTTGATGATTAGTGTAGAGTTCTTATCCTTGCGAAAGTCAGGGTCAGGGTTGACAGGAACAAAGTTATTAAGCGTGTAAGTCTTTCCGTTGTAACCTGTGTAGTAGGCATGTATAGCGGTCTTGATATTGGAATGTTGGATGTCTCTCTCAATGCCTAAAAGGTCTCTATCATAGTAGAAATACTTACCGGTATCAGTACCCCTAGTTTTGTATACTTCCGCCACTCTAGTGATTTCACCATACTGGTTTTCTTGTGCCTTAAACTTGAATTGACAGCCATATGTATCAACAATAGAAGCAATCACACTACGCATGTTGTCATACTCTTCTAAAACCATCGTAGTATTGTCAACATCTTCCCAGTTGGCTCCGTATTCCAACTTCCATCCAGAACCCTCGAAAGTCTTGTAGAGTGTGTCGTTGAAATTTATACCGTTAAAAGGATTAACGACAATGTCATTCATCTCAGAAATGGAAATATCCTCACACTCAACTCGAACAATACCCCCTACAGTAGTCCATTCCTCATACACATCCGTGATGATGAATAACCGTAAGTCTCCGTGACGGTCTTTTGTTAGTACTTGGTTGAGCCCCTGTAGATAAACCGTATCTTCTAACTCCAATGGAACAGAAAAGGAGAAGCTTGAAACCAAGCTCTCCATATCATCTGTCATCACTGGTTCGAAGTACGGATTACCATTAGGAACACTATTGTCAAAGTGTGTAAGAATTTCTCCATTAATGCTTCTAATTGTAATCATGCAACTTCCTCCTATTTAAATCGTTCATTATAAATTACTGTCAAATCTCCAACGAAGTTATTAACTCCAATTAAGTTATCGCCTTTATCAACAGAGAACCAATCCGTCATCGGGTCGACCAACTTAGGGGTAAGGACACCGTTCAAGTAAACTTGACCCTTCTCTGAGTCAACTAGAACTTGGTCACCTGAGTTGATGATGATAGGCTTCTCTTGAGGGTTGATAGAATCCTCTGTTAAGTCTTCCCACACGATACATCTACGAACAGACAAGTGACTTGCCAACGGACGGTCTTTCCAAGTAGCTAAGTAAAGCCCTACTCGTGCTACAGGTCTATCCCAAGTCTCAGTTGGAAGATTTACCCAACCGGTAGTCTTAGTGTCTTTCAACATGCTGGTACCAAGGTTGAAGCTAGACTCTGGAGCGGGGTCAAACTTACGGTTTCTGTACTGACCTGCCGTTAGTCTCCACTTATTGTTCTTACGCTCAATGACAAACTTACCCTTGAAGTCATCCCACTTGTTTCCATTAGACTGGTGGAAACGACCCCAGTTAGCCGTGTTACCCTCCTCTAGGAGGTACATATCAATGTTTCCGTCCTCTGGTCTAGTACCAATCTTAGCATGGCAGATAGGGTTGTTGACCTCATCATAGAAAATTACGTAGATAGCATTCAACGAGTTCTTAGGGCTGTTACCGTAGATGGCAGGAGTTATCTCACACACGAAGTTGTTAACATTCTTTTTAAGGGTTCCGATAACGCCGTGACCATGAAGCCCTGCGACTTTGTTGTCACCATACTTCCACCCATTGAGGTTCATCATTCCGTTAGAGCGTTGAATGGAACCACTTAACGTAGGCTTTTGAGTTTCAATGTACTGTGGCATAAGAGTGTCACTAAGGTTTATCCAGCCAGCTCCATCGTCGTTTATAAACCTAGAGTAGAAGACACGTGGTCGAAGGTTCTTGTTAGTATCTGCCGGAGAAGACTTAGTACGTCTACCGATTGAAATATTGGCAGACTCTTGCTCACCAATCAAATCAACGAATTGGGAGTCTTTCTTGAAGTCCAATAGATATTTCGGATGAGTAGGTGCTGTACCCTCATTCTTAAGTTGCAAGAAAGGAATACTAGTATCTTCCGAATAGCTCTCTCTAACTACAACTTCCTTCCCGATCGCATAATTGTCCAATAAAATCAGATTTAATGTTATTTCACCCATGTGAAGTGTCTGCGAAATGTCAGTCGTTCCATCAAGGACTACTTTATATACACGTTCAGGTGAATCGTATAGTTGTAGGGTGGTTTCTCCGACGTCTAAATAGTCAGCTAATTCTTCTAAAAGAGGAGCCAATTCTTCTTCACTTTCGGCTTTTATAAAGCAACTCAATGTTATTGTTCGAGCAGCTTCTGTCTGACCATATGAGTAGCGATTACGACCTCTATTCATATCCACTAAGTTGTTAATTTTAGGGGGAAGGACAGAGCGTTTGATGTCTCTTACAAACAGGAACCAAGGCTGTTTCTTCTTGTTATAGCGGAAGATACGTTTGTCACTATCGTACTTTCTATCCATCCATAATTGGAAGGTAATATTTGACATAATACCCAACTCTATGTTACGGTCTTCTGGAGGTCTTTCTCCACCTAAGTAGATATAACCATTATCCTTAATGAAGTTTCCTCGCTCGTTGCTTACAGTAATGAAATTCTGAGTGTTTTTAGCTAACCTTGTTTTCGAGTCTCGGATACGGTCAGCAGCCTCTACTACAAAGTTCACATACCCTTCTCCTCCTACGTCGGGGTCGGGGATATAAGACTCTACTTCAAAGGTTAATGACTTAATCCGTTCGTTAAGCTTAGTAATGCAGTCCTCATAGGTGTAGCAATCGCCAAAGAACTCAGGGTACTGTTTCATAACCTCTCCGTAGATATCGTAACCATGAGTAACCTGCACAGATGAGTTCTGCATGTTCTCTTCGGTACGCATCATCGGAGTGTCAATAGAAGTCATCGTATACCTAGAGTCCGAAGACTGGTAGTCCCAATTAGCTATGTCAGAGTTAGCAGCCACAATAGACATGTCAATCTTAAAGTAATCCAGCTCCACCCAAGCTTGTTGACCAACCCCTTCTTCGGGAGCTTCTGTGTAGAAATATCCCCATAGAGTTCCGTCATCCTGAATCCAATCTTGCCAAGTACTTAGGTGGGTATAAGTTGTAAGTTTTTCACCTTTGAATCCGTGGATACCCCCCGCTACATTGTCCTTATTCTTCATGTGCCAGTGCATGACATTGTCATCGTCACCCCCACGAGCCGTTGCAGTAAGCTTCATCATATATGCTATCGAGCGTACAAGCTCTACAGACTGTGTTAGGTCAAGCCCATCGAACGCCTTAGGAAACACTTTCTTAATCTCTGCAATAAGGTCTATTCGGTAATCTACTTTAACACGCTCATAGTAATTATCAGCATAGGCTTTAGCAGTTTTGCCGTCAAGCATCTTTGTAACACCCTCGTACATCTCTTGAGTGATTTCAGAAGTCGCTGACGAGGTGTGTACATATGAGATATCATTAAACCCCATCCGGAAATCTACCGCCTGTTGGGAATACCCTGTTACGTGAAGTCGGAAGTACTTGGCTCCATCAGGTATTTTAATAACGGATAACTTACCACCGTATAACCCATCCTCTTGAGAGAAGATGTCTGAACGGATAATAGAATCCTCAGAATTACTTGAGTACCATGACACCTTGCCATACACGTTGTTGGGATCTTCTCCAGAAGGAGTTTTAAATGGCAACTTAGTAAATTTCATTACAGTAAAGGTTTTAATACGTTGCCATCCACTATCCGATGGAATAGCCTTGAAAGTAGGATCAGCCCACTCGTATTGGAAGCTTGATTTAGTATATTTTCCGTCATTCAAAAGGCGATAACCTTTCTTGAAGCCATCCCATTTAAATTGGTTAGTTGTAATTATGTCAGACGAAGCTTCTCGGTAGTCTATATAACCTTCACGAGATACTTGGGGTCGAGTCATTTCAAGCTGAACATTGTCAACGTTTTGCACAACACCTATCAAGCGGTCTTTATGCCAAGTACGTCCTGTACGGTCAGGAACAGGAGGATTAACCACTCCCCACTGATCTCCCCACCCTTCGTCGGGTAACCACTCAGTGTTGATAATAGTTGTTTTGAAGATAACCCTTGTAAACCCGCCCCCAATTTCTTGGGCAGAGACTTGGTCAGGCTCTGAGAAGTTCGGAGTAGCTTTCAACCTAACTAGTTCAGAGGCACTACCTCCGTTTTCTTCCACAGACCCATTAAGTCTTACGTCAACCGTGATAGTTAACTCATCACCAGCTCGGACTACCCCGTATTCACCTATAAAATCGTCCCAATAGAACATTAAGCCTTGACCCTCTTCTTGGGTCATTGCTCTTGCAGAATCATCCCTAGGGGAGTTCTGTACGTATTGAGCCCCATTGAACAACATGACTGGGCTCGCTAGGAATCGAGAGCCTCTTAATACGTTGTAGTGAAAGATATGGTCTTTGTTTTCTACAGTAATCTTATGGGGACTTGTTTTTCCAGAAGCTTTTTCATTGAAGTTAATTTCCCAATCGACACGAGACTCTCCTACCAAAGGGCTAAATTCTGCTTGGTCAAAGTGTGTGTATCCTGCTACACGACCAATCCCCCACTGATACGCAGGGGAGAGGTTCATGAAGTCGTAAGGTCTGTTAACTGGTTTGTGTGAGCATGGCATATGTTAATTCCTCCTATTTTCCTTTTGCACGGTTTTTCATAGATTTATACTTAGACTGTTCAGTAGTCATATCCTTGTTAGTGGCGATTGCAAACTCACGACCATTTAGGTAAACTGGAACTACAATCTCCTGAGCTCCTCCACTAAGTCCTGATGCACCTAGTTCATTGGCTATAGCCCTTGCGAAAGGTCTCATGTAAGTGGCGTTGCTGACAGGCATTGTAACCTCTCTACCACGTTCGTTAGTGATGACTCCACCACCTGACATTGAGAACCCTCCTTGACCAAGCTGTGTACCCACACCCGCGGCAGAAGCACCTGCATGGAAAGTGGCTGAGCCTGTACCAGAAGCAGTTGCTACACCACTTGTCAACCCACCCCGAGCCTTAGTAGGAATGGGACCCCCAGCTGCCTTAGCTGCATCCACAGAACCAGCTGCAGTTACAGTCATAACAGGGATTGTAACAGTCTTACCATTGTAAGATAGAACTCTATCCATTTGTTGGACGGCTTCATCAAAACCTCTTGTCAAGGCTTCAATGTCTATCTTAGAGCCATCAGCCTCAGCGGCTTTATCAGCGATTGCCTGAATCTTGCTGACCGTTTCAGAACGCATATTCTCAGCCGAACCAACGGTTGATATCATAGTGTCTTGAGCAGCCCTAATCAGCTCGCTACGAGACTTACCAGAGGCTGCTACCTCTTCATCGGTCATGGTCTGAATTGCTGCTACACGCTTAACATAAGTGTCTTGGGCAGCTTTAACAGTTTCATCACGCTGTTGGTTAGCGGCGGTAACAGCTGCCGTTTTCTGCTGTTCTGAAAGACTTCCTGTAGCAGCTACTTGAGCCGCCAATGTTTGGATGATTGAGTCAGACCGCAGATTAGCTTCTGCTACTACTTGTGCAGTGTTTTGACGTTCTAGCTCAGCAATCCTTGCTAATCCTGCAGAACGCTCTGCAACAGTCATGGTTGATAAGTTTTGATAAATACTCAGTATCTCTGCGTTACGTGACTGTTGTTCAGCAACCTGTTGTTGGTTACCAGTTTGAACAGCCGCTAAGAGACGTTGTTGCTGGTCGGTCGTAAGCATCGTTTGTTGACCCATGAACTCTGTTAGGATGTTCAACTGTTCAACACCTGCAACACGGGTTGTCTCTAACTGTGCGGCTAACGCTTCCTGAACGGCAGGCATCGCCTCTTGAGTAGCCTTAGCCAAGGCACCAGCAGGGTTGTAACTAGGGTCTTGGGCAAACTTAGCATTCTCAGCAGCCACTGTAGCAGTCAATTGATTTAAGCTTAGTTGAATAGTTTGTGTAGCCCCTGTAAATGCTGTTGCTTGGGTCTCGTCAATAAGTTTGAAGTTCCTACCTTGTTCATTAAGCTTGCTCATTGTTTCTCCAATGAGTCTCATTTCAGCTTCTGCTTTAGGTAAGTTAAACGCTGAGAAGGGGTCTGTCTGAATAGCTTTGGCATTGACATTCATGTTACGGATAGCCAAGGCGAACTTACCCATCTCTGTAGAATGATTCTTAACTTCCGCTGTTTTATCAGCTCCAAACAGCTTGTTCAAACCTTGTGCAAGAGGGTTGACTTCCTCAATAGCTTTAGAAGCTCCCTTTAGTTTTTCCTGTAAATCCTCGAAGAAGTCGATTGCTCCTCCAGACTCCGTAAGGAAGTTAGTAAATGAGGTACCAGCATTAGCAACATCTGTTGCAAACTGTACAACATCGTCTGCAATGGCTCTAAAACCACCATTCCCTAACATCTTACTGAAAAAATCACCAGCTGCTGAGCCTAACTCTCCAAAGCTTCCTATCATCCCTTGGAAATTAGCACTTTCTGTGAACCCTTTAAAGGATACTGCGGCTTGGTCGACTTTCTCTGTTAATCCATCCAGTACGCCGTTAACGGCTTTTGCACCATCCGTTGCCAGAGGGGTAAACGCCTCACCAATTTTTAGTTTTAGAGTATTGAAACCATCTCCGATTTGGTCTAACTGTCCAGCTAATGTCTCACGCATTTTAGCAGCCTGCTCAGCAGCTGTCCCAGTGGAGTTTACCAACTCGTTAGTAAGGTCTCGTGTTTCATCTTTTGTACGTTTCAATACCATTGACATACCAGCCGCACCAGTCTTACCAAAGAGCTTAGTTGAAAGGTCTAAGATTTCTGAGTCAGAGAGGTTCTGAGTAGCATCTTGTAAATCCTCAATAACAGAAGGAATAGGGCGAGCATTTCCATCGGTATCTTTCAAGCTAATACCTAAAGAGTCTAATGCACTAGCAGCAGCCTCAGTAGGTGAAGTCAAGTTAGTAAAGGCTGTACGTAAAGTTGTACCCGCTTTAGAACCCTTGATACCTTGGTCAGCCATGATACCCGTATAAGCTGCTAACTGTTCCATAGAGGCTCCACCTAGTTTTGCAGAGGCACCAGCGTATTGGAAGGTATACCCTAGGTCTGTCATATCGGCAGCTGTTTTGTTGGAAGTCATAGATAGTACGTCGGCTACGTGTTCAGCTTCTGTAGCCCCTAAGTTCCAAGTGTTCAAGGCAGAGGCTACAATACCTGAGGTTACCTCCATAGATGAACCAGAAGCCTCAGCAGCGTACACAATACCTGTCATAGCTTGGGCTGTTTCAGTAGCCGTAAATCCTAACTTAGCAAACTCCATTTCCGCATTGGCTACCTCTTGGGCACCAATAGAGGTGTTGGCACCAAGCTTGATTGCAGTGTCGCTAAGAAGCTTCATGTCGGCATCTGTACCACCAGCGATGATTTGAACCTGTTTCAGAGTCGATTCAAAGGTGGCATAGTCTGACAGTGAGCTTTTGATAAAGCCACCAGCAGCGCCGATAGCCTTACCTCCTGCTTGCATCGCTAACGTGAATGGACTTAGAGCGGCGGTAACTGTACCGAAACCAGTGTTAAAACTTGACCATGCTTTAATTCCTTTATTGGTGGCACCAGTGGCTTCATTCATACCACCAGCAACCTGTTTACCAAAGAGTCCGCCAGCTTTACCAGCAGCCCCGAACCCCTTTATCAAATTCCCTTGTTGCTGTCCCATATTCTTCATCGCACTCTGGTACTGCGACTGGTCAACAACAATCTTTATTCGCATTTCATTATCTGCCATGTAGGATAAATCCTCCTTTAGAAGTCGTCAAAGGAATCAAACAGGTCGTTAATTTCCTCACGCTTGTACGCAATCTTCTCTTCTAGGGAATCGAAGGTATCCATCACGTTAGCTTTCTTAGCTTTCTCTGTACCAAAGCCTTCATCTTCATCAGTAAGTTCCCACCCAAGAATATCTTTAACTTTAAGCTTCTTCTTAGTTTGGTAAAGAGGTAACACAAGAGCAGCCTCTCTTTTCTGACGAATTAAACTACCTCTTAACAGACCGTTGAACTCATTCGGAGTACTTCGCCAAAACTCTGTTGGAGAAATCTCGAAGTCTCCGCATAATTGCAAGAAGTATCTTACTTGGAGAAGGGGAGTTTCGCTCTCCCCGTCCTCTGGGATTAGAGTCCGAACCTGTCTTCTTAAATAGTTGTTGCACGATCAAGCTATCTGAGTAGCTTTTGTTAACCTTGTCGAAATACTCTTCTAAAGTGAACTCACCTTTTTCCAACGAGTCGTCCAAGAGGTCAGCTATCTGGGGAACTGATAAACCTTCGAAATCTTTGTCGTTCTGAATCATCGCCCAGAAACAGTATAATGACTGGTTGAAGTTTGTTTGCTCTAAAATGAAGTTAGCGTAAGGTTGTTGAAAAGCCAACTCTAACAAGTGAATGGAGTAGTATGTCATTTTCAAATTCCTGTTTTTACCTTGAAATTGTATAATCATTTTTATCTCCTTTATGTATGCAAATTAAAAGATATCCGTAGTCTATTATAGCATACAATAGGTTATTTGTCAAGTATAGGAGAAAACCTGCCAATCGAGGTAAGGTTCTTCCTTGCAAAATAAAAAGGCGAGTGAGTAATATCTCACCCACCTTTATCGTCATGTGGTAGTAATCGTTACACCTGTGTCAGTGACATTCTAAAATCTCACTTCTACGGGAGGATTAGGGCGCCGTTACAGTGATATCTAAGATCGCCGTTACCGCTGAGTTAGCGTTAGAACGGGCATTCATAGTGGCTGTTCCAGCTTTAAGCCCTGTAACCAAACCATCAGCACTCACCGTTGCTACTAATGGATTTAGAGAAGTGTAGACTACTGATTTGTCAGTCGTGTTAGAAGGTGTGAACTCAACACTTAACTGAGCTTTTGTAGAAGTTGTGATAGAAGTTTTGTCTGCTTTTAATACCATTGATTTAGGTAATACTGTAGGCGTTGTTTGAGCTTGTACCAAAGCGCCTTTACCTTCAAATGTCAATGAGTATGTCACAGCATCGTCATAAGGGAACTCAATTGGGAAGTCTGTGATAATAGCGTTACCTACGAAGACTAATCCGGAAGGGAAGCGAACTCGAACTCGTACGCAATCTCCGTTTACCCAAGCTACGTTAAGGGCATCAAAACCGTTGTTGTTTTCTACAAACAAACCGTCACAGTCTAGTGACCAAGACTTAATACCAGCCTCGTTATTAGCCCATCCATAGTCTTCTTTCGAAGAGGCATCCAAGGTATCTGCTGAACGGTTTAATGTTCCACCTCGTTGAGCTGCTACTTTACTAAACTCTCCAGTGGCTTGGTCTTGAACTTCAATAAGTACCGCAACCCCACGGACGTAATTGCTTTGACATAATTCTGCTTGTGCCATAATTTGTAATCTCCTTTGAATGTTATGTTGGTGAGTTTAAACCGTCTATAACTTGAACGTCTAGGAACAGGTAGCCTCGTGAGCCTTTATCCATTCCATTAGAAGCCTCAGTGTACCTGACATGGTCAAGTCTTCGACTTCCTAAGCAGTACCCTTGTTCAAGTTGGAAAGGTGAATAAACTATAAGGTCTATAAGGAAATCTCCTAACGCCTTTACTTCGGCTGTGTCAGGGAAGTCCGACCAGATGTGCAATGTTAAGTTGACATTTCTTACGGAGTGGTCTTTAGAGATTTCAGCTCCGCTTGTCAATTCTTCTCCAATCTTTACGAAAGGATAATCAGGTTTTCTGTTAGTACCATCCCACACTTTAATACCTTGGGCTTTACACATCTGATAGATGGCTTTTTGTAACGCCACGGAGGCTGACCTAAATTGGAATGGAGCTCTAGTTGGTCTCTCGATAGGGTTTAAAGCGTTAGGGGTTAAATTGGTGACTGTCTTGACCATCTTAAACCTCCTACAAATCTATTTCTGAGAGGTCTTGCATAACCATCTTTTGAACAGTTTCAAGGGCTGGCTCAAAGTTCTTGTAAGCACGTGTTCTAATAGAACCGTATTCAAGTATTGGAGCATAGCCTGAGTGACCTTCCGGATGGCTTGATACGTCCGATTCAACTTCCATTTCAACCTGTGTAGGAGAGACGGATTTAGTTCCTCTCAGATTGTCTATCAGAGTACCTGTATCTATGTTATCATTGGCGGTGATGTTCCTTTTAACTTCATCCACCAACTGCTCTCCACGAACCGTTGCTATAGCATTAAGGGCAGTTGTCATCTTTTTTGCTTTAGCATTCCAATCAGGTGTGGAGATTATTTGAATACTTACCCCAGCCATGGGTCATCAGTCCATTCTGTACGTCTCACATCTCGGTATTCTACTAGATATGAACAAGTCTGACCTGCACCCATTGTGTGGTTTTTAAACATGTAGTACCATGTATCATTTGAATGTCTATAAATAGCATCCACCCGAACCTCTTTTAGTTCGAAGAACTTATGCTGAATCAGGTACCTGTCCTCTAGTTGCTCATCTTGGTTCATAAGCAGTTTAACTTCTGTAGGCATTGAGGTTATCGTAGCAGGGATACCCTGTGCAATAACTGTAGCATCACCGTTGTAAATCCCTCCAGTATCAGTGTACTCAGGGTCGTTAAACTGGACTAGAGTTATTAATTCGTTTGCTCTCACTTAGTGCACCTCCTACATCATGAAGAATCTCTTATTGCTGCCACCATTTTCTTGTGCCATCCACTCGTCTAAAACTGAGTACCAGTTTCGATAGATGTCGTCCTGATAGTCAAAACGAGAGATGTCGGTAACCTCTGTCTTTATACCCTCTGAGTTAATTAAGCTTAAGCGACTAGCAGCTAACTCATCAGCAATATATTCAAGAGGGGGTGGGAACGAAGCAACTGAGAAAGGTCTTTTGATGTACATACAAATATGTTGCATAGCTCTGCCTTTTAAAAGCTTTAACAAGTTGTCCCTAAGGCTGATTGACCCATATCCTTGGATAATCTTTAATTCATCTATGTTAACATCTTCGTATTTTTCTGGAAGAGGCGTTTCATCTACTGGAAAGTCCATGTAATACCTCCTGTCAAAAAGAGCCCACCCACTTAGAGGGCAGGCTCCTTAGAGAGTTTATTTACTTTTTATTGTCACCCTGTCAAAGCTAACGTTAGTTACTTCAACGTCAGTGGGCTCGCTAGGGTGCCAGTGGTTCAGTTACTGTAACGGTAGCCTTAGCTGTTACTCCATTAACAGTAGTAGCAGTGATTGTAGCACTACCAGCTTTCACAGCTTTAACTGTGCCTTGCTTAGGTGTTACAGTGGCGATTTCTGGTTTATCAGAAGTGAATGTCACTGTCTTATCTTCGGCATCCTCAGGGACTACCGTTGCAGAGAGTGTTTCGCTCGCCCCTTCTACAAGAGTTAACGCTGATTTATTCAACGTAACCCCTGATGGGGCTACGCTTTTTTTGTCATGTAAACAACTTTTGTAGCATCTCGTACATAAGCTGCATAGTGTTGGTCAGCTGAGATAGTTGTTGCACGAATCTTACCTTCACGGATAGGTTCTACGTTGAAACCACGTTTAAGCAATAAGCTCAAGGCGCCTTCACGGATTAAGATAGCTTCTTCGTCACCCAATTTGCTAGATACGATTACAGCCACACCGAAGATAGTTCCGATTTGTCCTGAAACAATCTTGTCACCTTGTCCAACATATACAAAGTCAGGAGCTTGTAAGATGTTAGCACGCATTTTAGGAGATACGATTAAAGCAGTAGCTTCATCTAAGTCTTCTCCGAAAGCAGCTTGTCCTTCTAATACCCAAGCGTATGAACCTTTAACGCCTAAGTCAGTAACTTCTGTTGCAGGCAATGCTTTAACAGCAGCTAAGAAGTCGTTGTCAACTTTTTGTGCGATAGATGTTGCGATTTGGTTTGTAGCTTCGTCAACTGGACGAATGTGAGCTGATAAGATAGCTTCATCAGATAATGTTACAGCTTGTACAACTTTCTTAACTGTTACAGAAGTCATAGTAGCTTTCAATTCTTTAATTGGGATTTCTCCATATTCAGCTACGTCCTGTGCTTCGCCGATGTAGTTCCATTGTGGAATGCTTAAAGTATCTCCGGCGCTGTTCATCAATGTATTGTCAATCGTTGCGAAAGGTGCTAATACGATTTTGTTTACTAATTTCTTGTTTAAAAAGTTTCCAATTACCTGAGGGTTGATTAATTGATCAATTGTAGCAGTTGATTGAGAGCCTTTTAAACCTGTTTTAGGTGCGAATCCGTTTGCCATAATGTGTGAACTCCTTTAAGTTATGTTTTAATTTACTGTTTATTCACCAAATAGTTTAGCGTATAATACAGGGTTTTCGTTTTGTAAACGAATAGCTTCTTCTACACCCATTTCATAAGGGTCTTGATTGCTATAGTTTTGAGTAGTTGCACTATCCACGTTTACTGGAGCTGTTTGAGCACCATATTGTTGTAAAGCTGTATCTGTTGTTTGTTTGACGAAGTTAGAAATCTCAACTTCCAGACTCTTAGCTTTATGCTTAGTAACTTCCGTGGAGTCTCCAACAATATAAGAAGCGAAGTTAGACGGCAAACCTAATTTTGATAATTCTTCTGCCGCCACCTGTTGTTGTTCAAGAGCTTGTTTATCTTTTTCAATAGCTGCAAGACGTTGTTGCATAGCTTGAAGTTCACGTTGCTCTTTACTTTCAGGTGGGTTCAACTCTTGCACTTTTTCTTGAATGATTCGGTCAAGGTTTTTGTTCTTCCATCCCTCGATGGCTTTCGAAGCATAAGCATCTTTAATCGGTGCTACGACTTTTTCACCTTCGGGAGTATGTAAGAAAGTTTCTACCGTTTTAGTATTCACGAATTTAGCTTGTAATTGATTGGCAATATCTTCGTTTGCCTCGACGATTCCTAAAATATCTTCAATACCTAAGTTGTTTAATTGATCTGTCATTTGAAATTATCTCCTTCGCCCTCCACAGTTCAATTAAGCCCTGTGCGTGCTTGGTTTATTTTTGGAAGTCCTTAGAGTGTCCTTGCCTTAAACTCTTAAAGATTTACTGGTATAAGTACACATACGCAGTGTGGATGAACGGGTATCATAGGAAGGTCAATGGAGGTATACATCCCATCGCCGTTGGCACCACCTTGAGCGTGCATCTTACAAGTCGGGCACGTTCCGCTACGAGTAAGTTCAGGGTGAGTTTGCCAGTACCACATTGTGGCTCCTATTAAAGGGGAAGCTTGGAGCACCGCTTCGTTAATCATTAAGCTTAGGAAAGCCTCAAAGTGTCTACGTACTTGATAAAGTAGACTGTCTTTTTTATCAGCTAAATCTCTGATGTCTTTGGCAGTCAATCCGTCTTTATTTGTAAGTCCTCTAGCCACTATGGAGGAAATCTCAGAAGTAAGAGCTGCAATGATATTATAAGTAGTTTGCTTTGCTTGCTCAATGCTTCCTTTTGAATCTGTCATCCCTACACTAAGCAATTCCTCTACGCTGTAATTTTGTCCAACAATAGCTTTTACAGCCTCTCTGTGAGCTTTTTCTGCCATGTTTAGGTACTCATTAAGGAGAGGTGCTAAAACCACAGAGATGTCTCCATACAGTTGTTCAGTGAGGACATTCAATCCTGCGATGTCATTTTCTCTCAAGTCTGCCACCTCTAGTATGTAGTCTGACAACAAGTTATTCAATTCAACTTTAAGGCGGAGTGTTAGTCCGCCCAAGTCGTCATGATAGTCAGTCATCAGGCGTACAAGCTCTCGTTCCATTTCTGTATCAAACTTCATCGCCATGGTTTAGTCTCCTTACTTTAATTTAGGTTGTTTGATAGGTGCTTTGTTACGAGCTTTCTCTTGCTCTTTAGCAGCCATAGGGTCAGCTGTTTCAATTCCTATATTCTTAGATTTGTCATTGTTAAGCTTCAATGAAGACTCCTGTGAAGCCTGTGCCACACCATTTAACTTAGGAACATCAAAGGCTTGCCCAGACTCTTTCATTCTCCGAACTCGTTGGTCAGAAGCTTTGATGGCTTCGTCAGCAGGGTTAGTGATGAATGGGAATTGTGCTAAGATAGTTTCATCGGACATTGTGTCTTTCAACTTAACAGCCATGTCAGCAAGCTCAGCGTAAGACTGTGGTAAGTTACGTACAAAGACCGGCTCTACATCTAATGGTTTAAGGTTAATAGCATTAGGCTCTTTCTTAGCTTTAAGATACTCCGCTACGACCATGAATCGGTGTTGCATCATCTTCTTAAACTTGCTTTCTTTCATCGCCGTCTTATTCTCAAGAGGCTGTGATTTAGCTCTCATAGCCACACCAGAAGCAGCAGCAAACTGTTCGGAGGCTAGGTCAGGGGTTTGTGAAAGACTAAAGATGTCCTCCCGTGCACGGTTCTTAATGTTCTCAACGTGCTTGTCGTTGATGTCCTTGGTGATAAACTTAACGTTACCAGCTTCATCAGTAACAATTACACGGTCGTTCTTCATATTAGCTACAGACTCACCATCTTCTGATAGGTCAAATCCTTGCAGCCACAAGTAAGCATCATTCCAGTAAGCAATGTCGTTAACACTGTCTGAGACGGATAAGTTATAAGCATCAATTAAACCTAGTTGAGCCTCAAAGTCCCCAAGACGTTCCTCATTAGCTAACAACTCATAAGCAGGGAAGATTTTAAGGACGTTAGGGTCTTCTCTGAATCCTTTAATCTTAGTATCTATAGCCATAGTCTTAGGGTTTGCTTTCGACTCTGTGCTAAAAGAGAGCTTTTTATCAGCAGTGAATACCTCATATACACGAGTGGTAGTATACTCATCCATACTTTGTAGCTCATTGTAATAAACGGCACACAACGGCTCCTCATCTAAATCCATTGAATAGGCGATGAAACAGTTCTTAGGGGACACTACTTTAAAGCGGAGTTTACCATGTCGGTCAATCCACGCTAACTCAATGCAATGTCCAAAGATAGCTGAGAACTTAGCTTCCTCAGTGTTGAGGTCGTCAATAAAGTTTTCACGGAAGATAGGTTCCATCGCTCTAATAGTTTCCTCATCTCCAGAATAAGTGATAGGCTCCCCAGCGAGATATGCCACAGATGTATCCACTACTAGTTTAGGGAAGTTGTGAACCACCTTACTGTTAGGCTTGTTAGTATCGTCAAAGCGGCGTTGCTGAATAGCAATGTGATTACCTTTATAGTAGTCATATAAAAGGTCATAGTTGGCAGACGTATTAAAATGGTTATCTGCAAGGGAGATTAAATCCTCAAGTTCAAAGTCTCTTCGGATGTGGTACTTCCGCTTTTCGTTAGTGGTGATTAAATCGCCCGGGTTAATTTGTCCGTTAGGTATTGCCATTTAAGTTCCTCCTTATAAGCCCAACAAGGACTTATTGATTGTTCTTACAGTGTTTCGTGGGATCATGTCTGACACAGCGTATCTAAGGGCATCTAAGCAGTGGTTAAATGTATCAATCGGCTTGTTCTCATACTCGTTAGTTCCTTTAATCTTCTTCCAACCATAGTTCTCAAACTCTTCTATAGTATGTTTGCAGCGAGGGTCTACAATAATCTTAAACCCCTGTAAGAATTGAATACCATGGTTAATAGAATCCTTACCTTTTTTGGCTGGTTTCAGATATCTAGCACCAAGCCGTTTAATTTCCTCGATGTCTTTAGGAGCAGCTGAGTCAGCGAACATGTGGTAGCCTAATAGCTTCTTCCTCTTAAGGACTTCATAAATCTGTCTGTTGAACATGCCTGTCTTATAGAACTCATCAAAGATATAAATCTTCTTATCGTCATTATTGACAAGAGCTGATATAATCACGGTGGGGTCATTACTAAAGCCAAAGTCAATTCCAAACTTAGGTTGCCAACGACCTGTTCGCATCTCTTTCTGAATGTCCATTGTACCCCTAGTCCAGTTCGTGTACACCATTTTACCAAGGCTTGCGAACTTGCCCAGTGCATAGATTTCATAGTACACAGGGTTAGTGTTCATCATGTCTTTCAAGTTCTCTAAGTAGTCTTGGGATAAGAAACGGTTGTCTTTATAAGTAGTATGAACCACTTGACAGTTCTTAGGTCGGGGTTTCTTAGGATCATGGAACATGCCATATACCCAGTTGGCTTTAGAAGCTGGGTTGTACATAAGTGTGATTTGGTTATTCTTGATAGCTTTGTTACGGAGACGTAAGTTAAGCTGTGAGTAGTCATCTACCGTAAACTCCGTAGCTTCCTCCATGATGATATCTGAGATACCTTGAATGGACTTGATACGCTCTGGGTCTTCAAGACCTTTGAAGATATATTCAGTGCCGTTAGGAAGTGTAATCGTCAAGTAGCTGTTCTTAACGTCACAGATGTCATATATATTAAGCTCTCTCAGCCCCTGTACAAACTCGGCAAAGATTGAGTCACGGATTGTGTTATCCACTTTACGGCAGACTAGGAACTTACGTCGTTCGCTAAGCCCTTTTAAGAGGGCGTTCTGTACTACAAACTTAGATTTACCAGAACCAGCCCCTCCATAGAAGACCATTATCCGCTTCTGTCCTAGCGGTTGGTTATACATGTATTTCATATACACTTCATTAAAGAAGCGTTTAGTAATTTTGATGTTTACGTTAGCCTTGTCTAAGGTCATTGTTTTCCGATACCTCCTAAGAACCCAGAATTAAAATCAGCTGAGTTATAGGTATCCTCTTCTTCAACGTTATCATCTACCTCTGAAAAGTCTGCTTCAAGTAACTCTGGTTCATCTTCAATAATTTCAGCTTCATCTTCAACTGCATCAACGATGTCCACATTAATGTTAAACTGTTGGTTGACTTGTACTTCTGGTTGAAGCAATCCATGGAATTTAGCAAGGGTGTTATAGGCTGAGATACGATCTTTCGCATCAATCCGTTTCTCAACTATCTTGCCACTCTGTAGAACAACTTGGTCATACATTTCCCCATTGGCAGCTCTCGTTAGTCCTTCCAGCACCTCTGTAGGGGAAGCTATCTCAGCGTTTGCTTCGTCCGTAACAAGCCATTGTAAGTAAGCTTGGACATCTTCACGTTTAAGTAGCCTGAATCCACTTGCTGGAGTGTATCCAGAAGCTTCCGCAGACTGGGTGACGTTCACAGTAGACATATAATGCCTTGCGAATCGTTTCATTTTAGGTTTAAGAGTAGTTAAGTCAACTCCATCATATGTAGTAGGTTCTTGAGAAGTGGTCATGTACTGTCTCTGACGACTATCATCAAGCTCCCTTGACCCTACTTTAATTTTGCCCATTGAAATCCTCCTAACTATATTAGGTATATCATTCTTACAAGAATGCCTCTACAGTAAACAATTCTTATAACTTTGAAAAATGTCCAAAAGAGGGTTGACAGATTTACCTTTAAGTGGTATTATAGCCTTATAAGTTATTAAGGAGGAGATATAGTGTATTATGCTAAGATTTCATTAAACGGTTCAGAATACCAGTCATCAGAGGGAGTACGGCTTACACAAGGGGACAATAAGTTGGTGACTTACGGATTTCAAATTTTAGGGTTAAATAGACGACCGTTCAACTTGTCCGCAACAGTGGTCACGCTTTTAGCTCAGAACCCTCTTGGAGAGGTAGTAACTATCCCTGCAAAAGTGGTAGGTAGCTCTAACGGTCTGGTAGAGGTTCAATTTGACAACATGGCATCTTCTGTAGAAGGAGTTTTCTCACGTGCCTATTTTAACCTCGAAAGAGACGACGAACAATTCGCCACAGGAAACATTCGCATAGAAGTAAGAAAAGCCGTTGACTTGACTGCTAAAGATGCCACTAAGTACGTAAGCCTTTTGGATAAATTACTAGCTCAATTCAACGCTTATTTCGATACTTTTATGACCACTACGAGAGAAACAGTTGAGAGTCTGCTAATTAGTAGTAAAGCCACTTTCGACTCCTTTATGGAAGGCTCTCGAAACTCTATGTCTGAAATGGAAGACCGATTCTCTAAGATGTTGCCTCTTAACGGAAAGACAAACATCCTTAACGACAGCATCCCCGTGACTAAGTTAGATTTTGTAGAGGTAGGTAAAAACCTTTTCAACAAGGACGATACCGTCAGTGGTTATGTAGACCCTGCTCTAGGATTGCTACTTGCAAACGAGGCATATAGGACTAGTGATTATCTCTACGTCAAACAGGCTCCTGTAACATTAAGCAATATTAGATTCTACGCACTGTATGACATTAGCAAGAAGTTTATTAGTGGAGGAACTTTAGTTAGCGGGCAATCAAAAACGATTTCCCAGCCCTCTGAGTTTCTTATTAGAGTAACCCCCTTTAACAACACTTTAAATACCGCCCAGTTGGAATATGGAACAGCTGTTACTGACTATGTTCCGTATACTGCCAAACTTAAAGGGGTAACCGTAGGAGATTCTGAAACTACAATCCCTAGTATTAACTTGCCTTCTAAAGTCTATACTACAGTAGGCAAAACTATGACTTTATACTCTTCTAATTTATTGAAGTACGGAATGAAGGATTTAAACATTAACTTTAATAGGGGTACACAGCAAGCTAACTCTTATTTTGAGAAGTTTACAACAGGAGGAAACTTGAAGGTAGATTTATACGACCTTGACGGTAAATTGAAGACGAGCAAAACGGTTTCAGTGGTGGCTTCCTCACCTCGCTCTACTCCGATAAAAGCGATACTTATAGGAGATAGCACTGTAAACTCGTCCAATGATGTTAATGGTGTGCTAGGGCGTTCTATGAAGAATGAACTAGGGGATAATCTAGTGCTATTGGGAACTCAAGGCACCTCCCCTTACAATCATGAGGGTCGTTCTGGTTGGACTTTCGCTAGTTATCGTATGGCATCACAAGGTACTACCTCCAACGCATTCTACAACCCATCTACTAAGGACTTTGATTTTAGCTACTACTTGGAACATAATAGTATTGAGAAGCCCCATGTAGTTATTATTCAGTTAGGGATCAATGATGTATTTTATAACTCTTCTGACGGTACGGTAGAGGATAAACTTAAGTCGATGAAGAGCGACCTTACCTTTATTAAGAACAGTATAAAAGCGGTAGACCCGTCTATAAAGGTGGCGTATAACCTTCCAACACCTCCTACCAGTAATGTAGACCAGTTTGGTAAGAACTACCCGAACACCTCTTACACACAGTGGAGAGTTCGCCTGAACAATAACCTTGTGGTAAAACGTATGATTGAAGCTTTTGATGGAACTGACATTGACTTAATAGCCATTAATGCCGTAATAGACGTAGCTAATAACATTAGAGATGGCGTTCATCCAACTAATGAGGGTTACGCTCAGATTGCTCAGACACTTTGTGCTTACCTAAATTCAATAAGTTAAATTAAAGGGGTTGACACTTGACCCCTTTTTATTGTATCATAATTAGTGAAGGGAGAGATTTTTATGACAGTAGTTTATTACATTCAAATTTACGACGAGGAACATTCAGTTTGGGAAGACGTTTCAGCATGCTATGCCTTAGAGAATGCCATTGCCGAGATGCGTTTCTACACCGAAGTAAACGGACACGGAAGGGATGCTGTACGGACTATGGAAGCTTATGTATTATATGTATAGGAGGGCATTATGAAAGTATTGGAATTATTCGCCGGAACACGAACAGGTACACAATGAATTAAGGGGAACTAAGGATCGATCCCGTATTCCAGAAGAGTTATGCAATCATATTGTAGAAATTTGTGAGTAGGGGTTGACAGGTATCCCTTTTATAGGTTATCATAAATACAAGTTAAAGTTATTAAGGAGGTAATTTAATGAGCAAGTTTGAAAGAGGAGAATACGTAGTTTCTATTGACAAGTGGGACGATCCCTGCTTTATAAAGGGAAAGCCTTATAAGGTTTTAGACTGTGATAGTTGCATGGTACAATTACGTGACGAAGACTTTGATTTGAGATGGAAATCATCTGCCAAATTTCGTCGCATGAGTTTGGAGGAGTTCAGTGAGCTTGTTTCCATCAAGGAGGAGTTCAATGAGCTTGTTTCCATCAAGGATGAGTTAGAGCGTGTTAAAAAGGATAACCAAGCCCAAGAGAGCCTCATAGGGGAATACGTTCGACATAAACAGGTTTTAGAAAGAGAGATTAAATCGCTTAAGCATAAGCTTAAAACAGTCCACGAAGTAACTAGTTTAATCGGAGGTTATGAATAATGAAGACAATCAAATACAGCAAGTTATCAGAGCACGCTACTGAGCCTAGCCAAAAGCGCATTACAGATGCAGGCTTTGACCTTTATACAAGTGAGGCAGTAGTCCTTGGTAAGTTCCAGTCATCAACCGCTACACAAGCCCTTCCCACAGGTATTGCATTTGACATTCCAGAGGGTATGGAGGGTAGTGTACGCCCCCGTTCAGGACTTTCCCTCCAAGGCAACATGATGGTGTGGTACGGCACCGTGGATGAAGAGTACACAGGAGAAGTTAAAGTGATTGTCACAAACCTTACCACAGAGCCTCTTATGATTCCTAGAGGGTTTAAGATTGCTCAGATTGTATTCTCTGAACGACCTTATGCAGAGATGTTCGAGGTTGATGAAGTGGAAGAAAAAGACCGAGGTGACAACGGCTTTGGTTCTTCTGGCAACCTATCAAAAGCTTACTGTACTGCCGAGGAATTAGCCAACGACGTTCATGAGGTGATGAAGAAGTTCAATACTCCAGAAGGTGAAAAAGAGGGCGTTGAAGTAACGCTTTTACCAGAGGTTGGGCAAGTTTACGCATGGAAGCATAGCGGTTGGTCAACAGACTACGAAGAATACACCTATGCTTTCTATATAGTAGAAAATCCTTACGATAACTCTGGAAAGGTTAGTCTAACAATTTACCAAGCAGACGGGCAAGTCTTCGAGGACATTGTTAAATTAAATAAATATTCAGAAGGTTTTTTGATTACTCTGGAGGACTTGGAAGACAAGCTAGAGTTAGTAAGTGATCCATGTATTGTAAAAGAAATAATGAAACTAATTTAGGAGGAAGCGAAATGCAAGAAGAGTTAGACCGTCTTTGGGAGAGAATTGAATACTTAATGGAAATCAATGGTGTTACACAGTCCTTTTTATGCAAGGAGATTGGGCATTCCTCTTTCTTTGCTAGAAGAGGCGCTAATATCTCTATGACAACCCTTATTAAGATTTCAAAGGCTCTGGGATACCCCTTAGACGAGTTCTTCTCTGATGAGGATGCAGAGCTTTCTATGACTCCTACAGGTTATCATGAAGGTTGGGTGGTTCATAAAGCCACTTTCAACGGGGCATCGGAAATATTTGGAGTCTACTTGACAGAAGCCGATGCTTATGCTAAGATTAAGAAGCTTGGGGCAGAGGTTTCCTCGAGCAAGTATCCAAACAAGTTTGTCAATATTGAAAAAGGCATCATCTACACAGTCAGTCGCACAAGAGTTCATTATACTTAACAGGAAGCTCTCTAAGAGGTTTTAGTATGAGGTAATATAAATAGACCTGAGAGCCCTTAAAAGCTCTTAAACAGATTACCAGAGACAATGAGGGGGAATTTAATTGAAATATCCAAAAAGTGTGTTAGAATTAGTAACAGCCTTCGGTACCAAAGATATCATGCAAGAACTAGTAAAGTCTATGGATGAGCCACTATCCATTTTATTTAAAGATTTGGGTGAATACCAAGAGTTTGCAAACCTCGTGGCAATTCCAAACGGGTGGGTGTGGGCTGATTGGGAACCTTTTAAGTATGATGAGAGCGATGATCCCTTTTTTACAGCTCAACAAAACCCTTACGGGATTCTTATTGAATTGGATTCAGGCTACGCTGAGGGAATTGGGTGGATTCATGGTGAATTACGGCAGCTTGAATACAACTTTATGCAAGAATATGATAACCATATCACTGGAAAAAGCGTATTAGAGGCTTTCTCAGATATGGTAAGCATAGGTGGGCAATACTAAGGACATCCGCAAGGGTGTCTTTTTTATTTTACCTATTGACAATTACTCTATAAGGTGGTATTATAGTGGTGTGAAGGAGATGATCGTTATGGGGCGTATTAAGGTTAAAGTAGAGAAGAGGCTACACGATGGCTACATTGCTGTGGAGGACTCAGACAAAGGGGTTATAGCCTTTCAGATACTTTCAGGTGAAGCGATGTATCAGATGGGAGACCCCAAGGCTGTTCAATTGTATTTGACACCTATTATATCAAGGGTGTATAACAATGGTATCAATAGAGGATTACTTCAAGATCGAGACGAAGTAGGACTACTGGGCAACCCTGCTAGACCGGAGGAGGAGCTGGCGTTAATGGGGCGTATCAAATCACTGGAAAAGCAAGTCGAGAAACTCCAAAAGGAGAAGCGGGAGTTAAGTGATGCCAGAGACTTCCTAGAGGGCGCCCTGAGCCTTGGAAAGGACGTTTCGTTACAAGAGGACACCCCTGAATCAAAACTCCTTAAACGAGCTTACACAGCCTTAGAAGAAGCATCTGCCAGTAGCAAGCTTAAAGGCTGGGAGGAGTTCTGATGATTTACGCCATATATGTAAAAGAGACTTACCAACAGCCGTACAGCATCCATTCATGCTACTTTAACAAAAGCCGTGCAGAAATTTCAAAAAAGGCTTTACAACTTGAGGGTAAGTATGTTAAGATACTTGTAGATAAGGTTGATGTCGTAGATTTTGAAGACGTTATGAAGACTTGGGAAGAAATCATAAGGAGTGAGATGGATGTTTGAAGAAGAATATGATTTAGAAAAGTACCTAAGTGGTATGGTAAAACATCAAAACAAGCATATCGCAGAGATGGTTAAAGAGGAGTTCGGGATTGTTGCCTACGATAAATTTGGAAGGGTAAATGAAGAGGAACTCCAAATGCTTAGCAACTTTTACACTTTGAAGAAAACAGCTTCTCCATTATGTTTGGATAGCCAGTCCCCTACGAGTTCAGTTGCCACCCTTGAAATTGAGTATGAATGGGAGCCAGTATTAGACAACTTTTTTGTAGTAGTTGGAAATTGTATCTTTGACAGTTACTTAGACAACAAGGCGTTATTCTACATTGACAATATCCCAGACCTTATAGAAGAGTTAGAAGGTCATGGACGTACTTTTGGATCAGCCTCTGTTATTGCACGTGATTTAGGAGGTATAGTCATGGGCAAGATTAACAACCACCTTGTCCCAGTATGGAAATGGCGTGAAAAGTTTAAGGAGGTGACTGGTCGTGAAAGCATTGCTTAAACGTTTACGAAAGATGTATGCTCAATCAAATGGGCTAGTAACCATTTAATGAAGCTTAGGGAGGCAATTATGAAGGAATTATACGATTCACAGACGGAATATTTAAAAGCAGTAGCCAATATTGGTCAATTACGCAAACAGCTTGCTGATGTAAGCATTGACAGTAACATTCATGAACGCATTCGAGAGGGTCTTATGCAACGGCTTGATGAAGAAATCGATAGAGAGTCGGTAAAAGCCACAAAAGCTATTAACGACCTTTCTCAGTACATGCTAAGCAGATAAAATTTAGGAGGGTACTATGAATACAACTATTGAAATGGAACAATTTATTAACGACTTGGAAAAGGCTGTAAAGGAGATTGACTTTTTTAAGGAGGGGGTAACTTATGTTTCTTCCATCTTCTACATCCTCGTAGATTTACCTTACACTCCGGAAGGAGAAGTTTACCCTAAAGTTTACGAAATACTTATGCCACTAGCTGAGAAGTTCGCTTTATTCACCCCTGACCAAGAGATTATCTTTGCAGAAGAGCTAGGACAAGCCATTAAAGATGGTAGATTCAAACGGGTGGATTAGTTAAAAAGGGCTTCCAGCTTACTAATGTTTAAGAAAGTTATAAGAATAGATTAGAATTTTCTAATATACCGTTCTAATGCTTGCATGACTTTCCAAAAGATGTTATAATGCACTTAAGGAAAGGTTCTTATTAAGCGAACTTTGTTCGCTACGAGCTTCGCTCGTTAACATAGACTTTCCATTACTAACAGATGCTTAACCACCTCTGATACAAGATGCTTATAAGAAGCCTTTGATAAACGGCGTTAAGAAAGATTGATAAAATCCTTGTATAAGTAATACTAATGGTGATCCTGAGGGAGTCTCTATGTCAGTTTTGGCGTAGGGGCTTTTTTAATACTTTTAAATTGCGGAGCAAAAAATGCTTGACAGTTTCACAGATGGCGTGGTAAGATGGTTTTATCAAATGATTGGAGGAATACGAGATGGAAGCTAATTTTAGCAATGTAGACAAAGGTGCTAAAGTACTTGTACGGTACCTTAAAGTAGATGTGGACTTAGAGCTTTACAAAGCTGACCAGACAGCCCCCGTAATTGAGGCTGTTTACATGGCGCATGGTAACCCCTCTGACCGCATTGCCTTTTTGAAGGCTGTTGGCAAAGGGGATATCCCAGACTTGGTAGTCAATGAAATGGACATTGTAGAGGCTATCAAGAGTCCTCTAACATCTATTGAACCAGATACGTACCAGTTTATTATGGGATACACCAACTCCCTTGAAGAAGTGGTAGAAGAAAAAGCCGACGGAGTATCAGTTAGAGATGTTTGCGAGGTGTTCACACAGAGTGAATACTTAGACTTCCTTAACCTGAGACGTTACATTCTACGTTCTCAAGCTGATAGTGACTTTAGTAAGCGTAGTGAGGAGTTTACCAATGCCTCTATCTCATACGTTGAGCAGCCTCTTGGAGGTCGTTTCATTCTGCCTGTTGGAGGTACCTTATAATGGGTAACGATTACTGGTTAGTAAGCCGTGTACAAGATTTCCAGTGGGAGGGAGAGGTCGTTGAACCTCTTCTTGTTCTGAATGACTTGGGAGAAGTTAAAGACTTTCTAATGGTCTTAGGAAGTAGTGATGAAAATGCCCTAGGAGAAAGCATTTTGCTTTACCACCAGAACGATATTAACCCTCTAACACTTGTTGCCTCACTTGAGGTAGCCTCTAGCAAAGAGAATCGAATGTTTCGTGAAGTTGAGTTGTTAAATCCTAGAGGGTATGCTTTAGATGTATATGACGAGGCAGCTATCAAAAGCTTTAACCAAATGTTTGTAAGATAGCCCTCTGGTAAACTCTTCTTCAAAGGAACTATAACCTTTCGGAAGGATTTGATAGACATGGGATACAGCGATTACATTAAGGCTAGGTACAAGTATATTGACTGGGACTATTCATATTATACAGGGAAGCTTGACCCTAAGCTAAAGGTTGAGCAGCGGCGCTACCAAAGGCGAGTAGATAAGCAAGAGTGGAAGAAGTTTATTAATGATGAGTTAGCATACCTTGACACGGAGTTATGGAGAGCCCAACCCTTTGAGGAGGACGTTCTCCTAGACTTTGGGTATGAATGGCTATATTAAAGGAGGAAACAGTAGATGAACAGCTATTTTAAAAAAGGTGATATTGTCAAATGTATTGATCCCTTGTATTGGAACGATATTAAAAAGGGTGGCTACTACAAAGTGGTTAAACATGATGCGTACTCAGATGACCTAGAGGTGATTAACAACGTTAATGATATTTGTGGGTATTCAGAAAGCCTCTTCGTACCGGCAGAAATCAAGGTAGGCGACTACATCGAGGGAGATTTTGGATATGGCAGGGTAGCAGTAATTCAATTATCCGCAGAAAATCTTTTATGTGGGGTGGTAATGGATAAATTTGGAACTATCTTATGGGTACCTTTCCATAAATCAAATTTAGTTTACCACCACTCTAAAGAGGATTTTAAAGTAGGCGACATCGTAGAAATACTCGATAATCCTTCTTATGCTTATAAAAAAGGTTCAAAAGAGCTTTACAAAAAAGGTGATTATACGGAGGTGCTTGATATACTTGGTAACAGCGTTAATATCGACGGTGCCGGTTCGGACGGTCAGTATGTAAGTAAATCATCTATTAGATTAGCCTTTCGACCAGCCCACCCTAAGATCATGAGACCTGTTGAGGTTGAGAACAACCCGTTGGAAGTATTTATTAACGGTAAACGCTTAGGGTGTTTCATCGCCAATGACCATAAAGAGCTCCATATTAAGCCTACATTAGACTTTTTAGAGGAACTTGACATTGATAAGCTAGAGAAGTATGTTAAGACTCGCAAAGAGCTTAAATTGTACAAAGGATTAGTAGAGGATAGCTATCAGCAATATCAGGAAGATTTACAGACGGTTGATAAGCTAGAGAGAGATTTACTACATGTATTTCAATAGCATTTACAGAGGCGTTCGAAAGAACGTCTTTTTTTTGTTAAAAAGATATTGACATAAACCCCCTTTAGGTGGTATAGTAAATACATAATAAAGCAGTGGGGAACGCCGCTGGCTAAGGAGGATGAAGAATGAAAATCAACATAACTATGGAGGGAACTCCCGAAGAACTTAATGATGTATTGGATGCTTTGTTTGAAGAGGCTGATGAGCAGTCCGCTGAGATTGACTTTGAGAAGCTTAGTTTTGTAGACGGAATACCAGAGGATGAACCTCTGAAAGTATTGGTAAGCTATTTTAAGAAATCTGGTAAATGGTACATGGATGAAGAGGTAGAAGTACCCGTCTCCATGCTTAAAGAATACAACTCTACCGAAGGGTATGAAATGGGTAGTTTCTTATTCCAATTTAGAAACTGGTTTTATGAAAAGGCACAGCATGGCGAATTTACGGGATTTGTTAACATGTCAGAAGGGTCGGCTATTCAACAATTACTAGGCTACCCAATGGTAATTAAACCAGAAAACTAGGGAGGGTTATAATGGAATCAAAAAATTCATTTGTAGTCAATTCGATGGGTATTTTGAATGAGTGGAACATCGAGCTAACCGGCAATAAAGAAGCTACTTTATTAGGTATATATGGTGAGGAAGAGTGCTTGGAACTTACTATGGAATATCACGAGCTTTGTTCACTTATTGAACACCTTGAAGAAGCCAAACGTGTGATGTCTTATTTAGGAGAGTCTTATTGTGTGCTTGACAGGGACATTAAAACGATTGGTGGGAGACTGCATAAAGAAGGGACAGTTGTTAATATTGTCTCAGGGGATAATTTTACTGTCGAGTTAGAGGTAGAAGCTACCAGAGAACGACTTATAACTGGGGCTGATTGCATTAGAACGGTTATGGGTGCAATATGCTAAAACCCAGTGAGAAGTTAGCAGAGCTTATTAGAGAGAATCGATTAGAATTGAAGACAGCTTTCGAGAACTATTATCCTTACGACCAAGTAGTCTTTGTAGAAGACATTGAAAAGGTGTTAGAAAGTCTAAAGGAGGAAGGCAAGTGAGAAACGATTGTAAGTATATTGTATTAATCAGCAATGAGTCAGGGGACTTAGACGTTCTCAGCGCCTTTGGCAGCCATGACCAAGAAGTTGCTGAACAGCAGATCGACGAGTTGGTGAAAGAGAAGTATGGGGAGGGCGCTGTATACGCCTTTACAAAGGAGGACGAATAGCTATGTATAAGAGTTTAGGATATATTGACACGTACTTTTCAGATGGTACTGTCAACACGGTTACTTACCAAGGATATGATTCTGCCAAACAGTATGTACGCAACGAGTTAGACAAGCAAGACACACGTTTCCTTGAAATACCGTCCTCTAATGGAGCATCCTACTTCAATATCTTGGATAGAGGCTTAATTAAGTTTATTAAAGTAACTAATGGTTGACAAAAACTCCATTATATGATATAATAGTCTCATACAGTTGGTTACCCTATATGTCCTAGCCAACAGGGTACTGTAGGGTTGTGTGAATTATGCCAGTATGAAGCACTTAAAGCAGGGGTGTCCTCATCCGCTAAATAAATAATGGGGATCAGGCAAGGGTTATGTGCCTAATGAGTGGATACCTTTAAAAGCGCTAAGAGGTGGCGCCTCACCACTTGAACGCAGTGCACAGCGTTGCAAACAGCCGTCGAAGCATTCTCTAGTTTAGCTAGCTGGGGAGTGCTTTTTTGTATTTAAGGCTTGACAGAAAACCTGTTCAGGGGTTATACTTAGTTTATAAATTAATTGGAGGTTTTAGTATGTTTAAAAAAGGCGATAAACTAGGGATGGTAGAAGATTGTAGAAAATTCTATGAAGGTGACCTTGTAAAGGTTGTACACGCTACTCCTTCGGATAGGGGAATTGTGAAAGTAGGGGAAGTTTATGAGGTCACGTCCATTGACAAGGATGGAGACCTAGTAATTGACTCAGCAGATTTTGGGAGATGGTGGTTGGAGCCTCGCCAAGTGGAGGTAGTAGCAAGCACTGGGGGCAAAGCCCTTGAGAACGCCGCTGATGAGGGTACTTCTATTGACGTAGACAAGCTTATCGAAGCCATTAAGAACTATGGGTGGACTGTCAACGAGACGATCGCCTATTTAGAAGGCTTTAAGGAAGGGGTTAACACATTATGACTATGTACAAGTTTAGCTACGAGCTGTATGACGGCGTTGTAGGAACCGAGTTGGTAAATGAAGAGGACTTGGAAGCCACTTGCCTGAAATATGAGGACGACTGTGACGTAGTGTGGTGGGATTATGAAGAGGTTTAAATACATTGTTAAGGTGACCCCTCACAGGGGGTTTCCTAGCAGGTATTATTTACAGTATTTCGACAGCTTAGAGAGGGCGGAAGGCTATATCGAAAGGATACTGTTAACCGCCGACAAGGCTGTTTTATTGGACTCAGATAAGGAGGAATTTTAATGAATTTTAACGATCTTAGTAAAACCCAAGGTGTGATGGTAAAAGAAGAAATAGAGGGGCTGAAAGTAGGCTACCTATATGACGTGTTAGAGGGTCGTGCTTCCAATGGAGAGGACATCGAGTTTCTTCGACTGCGTGCTTGGCAAGACAACATCTCCGACGGGTTCATCGCCTCTAAAGAGCTGATTGAGGCTTTAGTACCTTATGAAGAGGACTTTATCAATGAGTATGAGGCAGACGTTCGTAAAGCCGTTACTGACCCTGTTGAAAAGGCTAAGGCAGTGGCTCCTCTGGTATCTGAGTTAGACCGTATGAAAAGCCTTGTTGAAGAGCACCAAAAGGAATTGAAAGAAGCAGAGGAACGGGTTGAGAAGAGTAAGAGATCGCTTGAGTGGACTTCCCAGCAGGTTAAGGATATTGAGGGGTTTATCAAAGAAGTCATGGAGGATGGTGTAAATGAATAAAGAAGAACTTAAAAAAGAGGTACGTAGCATTATAGACAGATACTATTCTACTGGATCATATAATGAGCTGGTGGAGGACTTGACACAGTTTGTTTATGATTTTAATGAAATACCACAGGATACTGCCAAAGTTCGCAAGCAGCTCGTACCAAAAGATGTTGCCAACATGCTTGATGACTGGAATAAATTCGGCGTTGATGCACACAGTGTAGTGGTTACTTATCACGACTGGTATTACAGCTTTCCAAGCGAAGGTGATGAAAGTCCAAGAGTAGCGTGGGCATTAGCCAATCCAACAGCTCTTATGAAGGCATGGGTTAATGGCTACGAGGTTGAGAAAGAGCCGTTGTATACAGTTACAATTAATCTTAACATTAAGTATCATCTGGTCATTGACGAGGGAGATGGTGACGATGAAATTATTACAACATTGACAACTACAGATAATGTATTTGGGTATCGTTACTTTTTAACAGAAAAAGAAATAAAATCAGCAGGTGATAACCTGTGGGCGTTTGCCGTGCCGGTGGACGAGGTGGTGGAAGGATGAAATACAGAAAGAAACCAGTAGTTATTGAAGCTTTTAAATTAAATTCAAGAGGGCTTATAGGGGAAGAATGGTTTTGGGATGCTGTATCAGAAAACAGAATTATTACCTATAATTTCGGTAAAAATTATCCGCAAGATGCATGGTGTGAAATAAAAACTTTAGAAGGGATAATGGTTGCTAAAACAGGTGACTACATTATTAGAGGGGTAGAAGGAGAGATTTATCCATGTAAGCCAGATATTTTCGAGAAAACGTATGAGGTGACCAGTCAGCAATCACAGTTAGACGACAACCAGAAAATCGTGTTGGAGTGGTTGAAAGAAGAGCACATTGACTCGTATTTTAAATCAGTTCTAAGTAATTTATACTTTTACGTCAATATGACAGCCGTTGGTGATCTAGAAAGTGGGAGAACACAAGACATGGTCAATGCCTACGAAAAGCTGTCTCAGGGAGAGTTCGCCCAAGTCCTAGAAGTATTTTCTAAATGGTCTCAGAAACAGGTATAAGCAGGATGATGTGTGAGATAAGTAATAAATAGTTTTAAGAGGGGCTTGACAAAGCCTCTTTTTTATGCTATAATAAGGTATGTTAATAAAGGTGATCGGAGGTGGCGTTGTGGAAGCTTTGACCATATTATTATCCACCATGTGTGGGGTGATCCTTGGTAATCTTTTAATCAGCTGGCAACTAAGGCGTAAAAACAAGCAGCATAGAGAAGATACCAAATGGCGTGGTTAACGCCGGTTCTGATGCTTAGGAGGAGGAGGTTCTACACATTGGTTAGGCGTATAAAACCATCAGAAAAACACAATGAGTACATTAAAGATAGAGGGTTCACCTTAGTAAGCGATTTTAATGGGTCTTCTTTCCCTGCTAAATATCAGTGTGAAAAAGGTCATACCCATTGGAGAGAGCCAAGGAGCTACAAAAACATTAACTGCCTTGAGTGCAAGTTAGAAAAAAAGAGGGTTAATGGTGTTGAAAAGCAAAGAATTAAAGAGTATGAAAAAGATAGGTCTTTAAAAGAGGCTATATCGAAGGTTCTTTGTAAAAACCATTGGATGAAGTGTATAAAAGAGATGCCCCCAAGTATCTCAAAAAAACTTCACCGCCATCTGTAAAGAGGGTCACCTAGAAGAGTACAACATGAGCGTAGCTATCTCAGGATATGCTGACTGCCATAAATGTACAGCTGTTAAACGCCAGCAGCGTATTCAAGAAGAGTTGGATACTTATCATGGAGGAACTATCAAGGTGGCTTCAATATATTTAGGAGCTAATCACCCTTTAGACCTAGTATGTGAATGTGGGAATAGGTGGACTATAAAAAGACACCGAAAGGGGGAATCCCACGGCTGTAGTATTTGTGGTTGTCATGTTTCGTACGGTGAGAAGTATTTCCTTGAAGAGTCATTAAAACTTGGCTTGCCGGTGGAAACTAGCGCTCGTTTTAAAGGTCTTTTAGGGGTTGGTGGGGGAAACCTTTCTTACGATTTCAAAGTAGGAAATTTCTTAGTGGAGATAAACGGCTCCCAACATTACAGACCGTCTACAATGGGGCATATGAGCTATGAAAAAGCCGTTGATAAATTCGCTACCCAACGTAGGCACGACCTAAGAAAGATAGAATATGCGGTTAACAACGGTTTTTTTCTTTATCACATCCCTTACAATGGCATAATTTCTAACTCTTACAAAGAATCCGTTGATGAGGTGTTGGATATTATTGTAAAATACTCATGACTCCTTTTTTGAGCCAATAGGGAAAAATACCAAAAATAAAATTCGAGACCCCTTTTAGGAAAATCCGAAATTTGTGGGAGGCTGGGTGTGCAGGGGGCTTCTAGGATTTTTATAAGTTATAGCCACCCTTACCGCCGGCTTCGTTCTGTTATGCTTCGACTCTTTCATCATGCCTCTGTGACGGTGGTGTGTGGCGGTGTGTGAGGGCTGTGCCTACTGCTTCATTGAATAGCGTTCGTTATTGCCTTGTTACTTGGCTTGTGTGTGGTGTGTTGACACCGTGACAACTAGGTAGCAAGGCTTCTTAATGTTATCAATCTACTTTGTATAATACACATTATGTAAACTGACTATAAGTAAGTGGATATGATAGGCTTCTTGTCGTAGCTTATCAACAAGGCAGACACACAAAGCCGTCCAGCTTCCTTTAAAAAGGTAGTGGGATATCTTGTGTGAAGTATTGCCAGCGCCTCTGCCGTCACCCCCTATAGTGTTTTACATATCTTTGACCATGGTTCACTATCATTTTGAATACCTTCTGAATAGATTGGAACGGTGTGTTAAGATTCTACAATACCTTTTCAGAATATCAAAAGGCTACATGAAAGCTATCTCCCACAACTTTGCCCCCGCCAATCAATACCCCACCATTATAAAGCCCCTGCCAAAGTTTACCCCCTTTGAAAAATGTATTCGCAAAGAATGTTAAGAGGCTTTTAAATAAGGGGTGCTATTAAGTATTACAAAAGGCACACTCTCACACCTTTATAATACTATTATAAGATACTTCCCTATCACTTTAAAGGGGCTTCTCGTCCTCTGTAAGGGCTTCTTGATATGATCTAATATAGTAGGTAGGATAGAGGTCTGTCACAAGCCTAGCCTACACCACTACCATTCCATTATGATAGGACTTCTCCAAAGCTTTATCACCATTATCTTTTATATAAGGCTTTTTAATGTGCTTCTTGTGTAGTCCTCTTGTGTAGTCTGTTGTATCTTCTTGTTATGAGTGTTGTATAACGCCCCTTATGGTGACCGTGTGGGAAGCCTTGTGCCCCTTGTTGTGGGGCTTCTTGTGAGGGTATGGTGAAGGGTTGGGAACGCCTCTTGTTTACTTGATAAGAAGGCACGCCACGCCACACATTTAACCAACGCCACCACTGCCACCATTGCCACGCCTCACATCTTACGACTCATATCTAACACACTTGGTAAGTCCTTTTGAATGCACAAAAAAGAGGCGTATCAAACGCCCCTCTTAATACCTATATTGTTTCCATCTTTCCATAAGGCTTTAATCCAAGAAGCCAAGCGAAAGAGTTGTTAGTCTCTGCTTTTATAATGTCTTCAATGTTTTCTTCTGTGAAGTTAAGCTCAAAACTTTCTAAGGACTTTACTTTTTTATCCTTTTTAAATATATGAGAAGAGTAGTCAACACTTGCAAACACTCTTAATTCTCTAGTGGTGTAGTATACTTCATAAATGCCGTTAGCTTTGATTTTTAATTCTTTAGCGGTTGCTTTAGGAATGAAGCTATAAAAATCTTCCTCGCCTATTGCTAGAATAAAGTCTTTGCCGTCGAGCTTAACGCTGTAAGTCTTTGCGAAAACGTTGTTTGTGGCTTTGATGGTGCTATCTGCCTCGCTTGCCTCCACCTGCCCACATGAAGTAAATAGGGCGATGGTTATTAGTAGACTTGCCAGAAGCTTAAGGACAAGAGCCTTTTTAGTAAGTTGATTGGCACGGTTGTTTTTATTCATTTTTAAAACCCCTTTAAATTAGTTTAGTTTTTTAATACACCCTTACTATAGCATATAAAAAAGGAGCTTGCAAGTGCAAACCCCTAAACTTTTTTAAAATTCATTTTCCAGCTCGTCCAAAGCTTTGTCTATATTTTCATACTCGTGTTCAGTGAAGTAGTTAGATTCGTAAAAGCTCGTTGAGATACCCCTTAACGAGTTAAGTACGCCAGAACAATAGTCTCGTAACTCACGAGGTTCCCAACCATTTTTACGTCGTGCATGAAGCTCTAATTGTTCCATTTTAATCTGTTTCATAATAACTTCATACGCTGACTTCCCCATCTTAACAAGCCCCCTTCATGATTGCAAGGCGCTCACGTTCTGCCACTAGCCAATCACTATCGATAGTAACCCACTCAATGAAAGAAAGCTCGTTGCGAACCTTTTCAGGTTGGATTTTGTAAGTGTTCCATAAGTCTTTTATGCGAGATTCTTTAGTTGATACTTTCATCAGAAGCCACCTCCAAAGCGTTCAAACTCTTTAATTTTACTTTTTAAAGCGACGTTACTCATTGCATAGATTCCCACAACCGCCACCACTGATAAGACAACAAAGATAATGAATAAAACTTTTGTAACTGATAATAACATTAGAATATTAAGCATTAGAATTACCTCCTTTAAGTTTTCCGAACGGGTTAACACTGTAAACCATGTCGCCTTTTTCAAGTTCATAACCGTCTTGGAAAAAGTCTTTACCGTCATAGTATCCTAGATAAGTAACGTTTCCGACTGGCACACTATAAATCTTTGCAACGCCTATTTCTGTAAGTTCTTGAGTGGTGTAGATTGTGTGACCTTTTAAAAGTAGTCCTTCAATATCATTTAATGATAATTTTTTAATTGGCATATTCATTTTTAAAACCCCTTTTTATTTTTTTATTTAACAATTGAATATTCTAATTCACTACATAATGTGTAAAATATATCCTTATAAGTAGCCTGTAAAGCTTCTTTATAGCTTTTATAGTAAAGTTCCCAATCCTCCTCTAACTCATTTTCTGCGAGTTCCCACGCCTTAATAGAAAGCATATTTTCTTTTTCTTTTTTTGCTTCTTCCATAGAACCTACAAAAAACTCTGTTTCCTTATGATAGGTGTTATAAACTTCAATAAGCATTTTTTTATTCATTTTTAAAACCCCTTTTAATTTTTGTTTTTCTACTTCTTTACTTTACCATTTTTAGAAAGAGAAAGCAAGCTTTTTATCCTGCTTCCTCAAAGATTGTTGACCATAATAACATGTTTCAATATATAACCTTTTTCGGTGTAGTAACTAGCATCTTTTACCCAACTTTCCGGAACGGGTTTTTTGCTATCTACCTCGTCCAGAAGCTCGATGATATCATTCTCAAGGTTATATGATTGGATAAGATAGTATTCTTTGTTGTGGAAATTTTTATAAGCACATTCCAAAGGGAAGAAAATGAAGCTTTTTGGAATAACCTTATAGAGGGGATTCCCATAGATATCATTTCCCTGACGTCGTACCATTACAATATGCCCGCCCGTAGTGAAAGCTTCCACTTCAGAACCTCTGTTGGTTACTAGTAGTTCTCTGATTTTTTCGTTGCTGTTTTTATTCATTTTTAAAACCCCTTTTTATTTTTTAGTTGTGTTTTTAACTTGTCTATATCTTAACATTTTGGAATTTCTTTGTCAACACTTTTGAACAACTTTTTTAAAATACTTCAAAATCGTTGTCACCATCCTCATCATCACCATCATCGTCCGCGATATTTTGGACTAACTCTGATAATGCTTTTTCTTCTCTTAACTTTTCGGCGTGCATTCGCAAGATAGCTTTTTCAATTTCCTTTTCTTTTTCCTCTTTGATAAACTTTTTGACGGCTATTTTTTCGTGCCGTTTTTGAAGCTCTCTTTCAAATTTGTATTTTAGATCGTTTGCGGTGTCCATGAGATAATTCACTAATTTAAATAGTCCATAATATACCGTAGCGAGCCCTATAAAGGCAAGTAAATACAGAATTATATTAATCATGTCTATTCACCCTTTCGCCAAGTGATTCTTGAATAGGGTGCTTCATTGACCTTAAGAAAAGTTCCAATGAAATAGATTTGCTGGCTACTTGGTCAAGATTAGAGGACAACTCTCTCAAGCCGTCCGCAATCTCGTCACCAGAAGCCCCCTTTTCAAGCCGTGAAATGGTATTGTTTAGTTCCTGTAAGGTCAACACCTGAAGCCTTTTAATATCGTTCAAAGGATAAAACGACTTTGTAAGTTGCTTATGCAGAAATTGAGTCGTATTTTTGTCCATTCTATTTTACCCCACTTTCTAAAAAGTTAGGGCAATTAGTGTAAATATTGAAGGCTTTTTCTGGATACTCTTTTAAGAGTTTTTTAACATAACAAAATTCAGCTTCCTTGATTGTAATCAAACCATTTTTAACTAATTTACAATAGTGGCTGTAAAGGTCGTTTACTGCAATATTTTCAAAAGTTGTTAAAAATTCGTAGTTAAGTTTTTTCATACTATTCGCCCTCGCTTTCTAAAAATCTTTCGATAAGGCTTCTGACCTTACCTGTTGTGTAGCATTCCCAAGAAATCGAGTCCAGCACGTCAACAAAGCTTTCCACAATATCCCCGTCGAGGTAGTCAAGTTTTTCGACAAGCTCCTCTTCTGTAATGCTTTCAATACCGTATATACCCATTATAAAATAATCGTTGTTGGGATTAAACTTTGAAGGACTTACCTGTTTGACTATTTCCAAAGGCTCTAAACCACACAAGAAATCATTGAAGGATTCCATATCATAAGGAAAGCTTTCTTCAAAGGCACCATTCCAAGAGTTGACGTCGCTCATTGCATTGTACAAAAAGCCTTTTCGTTCGTATTCTTTCATTTCATTTCTTACCACGTTCAAAATGTTTTCGATTAATTGTTTTTCATTCATTTTTAAAACCCCTTTTAATTTTTTAGTTTTGGTTTGAAGCTCGTCCGAATAGATGTTACATAAACCAAGCTACGGCGATAAATACCACCGCCCCTATAATAATGAACCACCTAGAAAAGAAGTCTCTTTCTTGTTGTTCTTTGCGGGATCGATTTGCAAACACTTGTTTCATCTCCTTTTTAACTTGTCTATATCTTAACATTTTGGAATTTCTTTGTCAACACTTTTGAACAACTTTTTTTATTTTTCTTCATAGCCACCAAGTGACCATTTAACAGCCGCTACCGATGTTACAACTATCATAACTAATATTATAAAGTTTTCCAAGACTTTTCACCTCCTTAATTTAAATTCTTTTATACTCTTTCGAGTTCGTCCGATTAAATGTTTTCATGTTGTTCTCTTAACTTGTTTATATCTTACCATGTTATGAAACACATTACAACCATTTTAATTAAATTCTTTTAAAAAGTTTTTAACGTCGTTCTTTTTATTGCTTTAATAGTAGGAAACTTTTCGGAACACCCGCCAAAATAAGGTATAGATCCTTTGATAGCAAGGTTTTCAAGACTTTTTACAGTGTGCAAAATAGTATTTTTAGTGACAATCGTGTAATCTTTCGTAATGGTGTTATTTAAAATGGTTAAAAGTCTTGCTAAAAAGCCTTCAATTTTCGTTAAATTTGTGTTATTTTGAGGCTTTTCAAGTAAGTGTTTTTCATGATGTTTTAAGTGTAAAAATCAAAAAAATCCCGGGGTACACACACGCCTACACGCCACGTTTTATGTAGTGCCTTGAAAAAATCTGGGGGAGTGTTTGTGTAAAATTCTGGGGAGTGCTTTTTTAACGTTTTATGTAAAGATTTATAAAAATCTTGGTGGGGTATGTATTTAGTATAAGCTGTTCATGTACCACATTTCATAAGCTATTATATGGTTGCTCATATGCTTTTTGGTTAGTGATTGAATGACTTTTACAAACGATCGAATAAAGCTTTTTGTAAGGATGTTACGATTAAACTATTGAAACGGCGTTTTGTTAGTGTGGTCGTAACATTTTAGAGGATTTTAAGAGGCTGTGTGAGGATTTTGGATGGGTGATTGCCTGTTTGGCTATTTGAAACGTGCTTAGAATGCTCGTGAGAGACACGTAAAACGGCGGAAAGGTGCTATATAGGAAAAAATTTTCTCATTTTTTATTAAATAATTATGAGAGTTAGAAAAAATTTTCTCATTTTTTATTGATGTTTTATCCAAACCTGAAAAAATCTTTTTAAAAGTTAAGAGCTAGACAAAATTTTTCAAAATTTGAAAGTTGAAAAAAAAGATTATCAAACGCAAAAAGAGAGTAGGTTTTAAGCCCACTCCCAAAAATAACCTAAATATTCTAACTTGTTATGAACTTTATTACACTTCTGCCAAATTGTAGAAGCCCTCCCGCCAACACTTCTAGCGGCTACTGAGGCGTTCAGAAATATCTTTATAGAACCATTTTGAACATCTATTCTAACAACCTCTTTAGAGCGTTTGCGGTGGCAGTTAGGGTGAGTTAAATTCTCACTGTAAGTACACCATTCCAAGTTAACCGCACGATTGTCTGTGGGGTCTCCTGAAATGTGGTTGACAATTCTCTTACCATTAGTAGGGTCAGGGTCTTCCACAAAAGCCCTAGCAACCTCCCTGTGCACAGAAGTTCTATAATCACCTTCCAAATCATCATTTCTAAGGTTTATAATACTGTAACCTGATTTCTTATCAACGTGAGAACCAATAAACTTCTCTTTACTAGTCCGCCGTGATATGACTCTCCCGAGGTTGCTTACGCTGTAATCGGGAAAACCTTCCACAACTTTCCATAATTCCTCTGTCATTCCTTTTCCTCCAGCCTGTCAAAATACTCTGTAATAATCTTTTCTAAATCATAAGGCTCTCCCCACGTAGTGTTGTTGCCAAGCTTCTGCAAGTGGCGGTGGAAACCTCCTCCATGCAGGGGAATAAAGTCTAAATCACCTTCTAGTACCACACCTTCTTGACCATCTCTGATTCCAGCATACCCAAATACTGGATCAACACTATCGAAAGCCTCTGGTACGAGCTGAACCAAGTCGCCTTCAAAAATAATTTCAGCGCCGTTCACTGATGTTTCATTAAGTCGTCTCTCAAGCACATAGAGCAAGTCTTGTGGAGGGTGTATCCAAACCCCTTCATTCTCCATTAAAACCTCTCCACGAGGTGTGATAACGAACTGTGGAGGAGCTAGGTAACCAACCTTGTTGACATATACTCTAAAAATAGGTTCCTTCATCTAATGAGACTCCTTCCATAAGTAGATAAATATGGTGACCACAAAGATTAACCCCGCCGCAGGAAGCCACATTACCCACCAACCTAACAGCCCTACCAAAAGTTTGAAGAAGATTATTACTCCCCCAAGCATGAACACTAGCACAGCTAGCAAAAAGCCAGATAAAAGGACTAATAATAACTCTGACATTTAATCATCCCCTTTCGCTGGCGGGTAACTGGTGTGTAACTCAAGCGTAACAAAGCCATAGTCACTCGCTAAGATGTCATACGAAATCTCCTGCACATAGCATCCCCCGAAGCGCTCAACAAGTTCATCCAACTCAATTAAGTCTTGGTAATCAACTTCCAGAACGCAATCAACGGTAACCTCAAAGACGTCATAAGGATTTAAGATCGCTTTGATATCCGCAAGTTTAGGAAACTCTCCAACAGGCTTAGACTTTTTACTCATTTAAATTTCCCCCCCTTATAAAGTAGTTTTTTATCACTTACTAAATCAATTACCATGAAACTATAATCGCCATAATCATCAACACCATAGCTAATATAAGTTACATAAGCTTCCCCGTGGTTATCTATTAGGGCTTTGTGTTTAAAAGTTCCCACCTCTACATCGTCTAAAGATACATCGAAATCATCATTAATACTTAAAAGGTGTGCGATATCTTTTAACTTCGGATAGTGGGGATATTCGATCGTAATCATTCCTTTTCCTCCTTTATTTAAAGAAATTTCCCAGTACATTAACTGCCTCTGCATTAAGAGTATATATTAAATAGATTATAAGAAACCCTAAACCGAATAGAAATATATTTACACCAAGGTACAATAAAATATACATAACAAAAGTTGCTAAATCGTCCATCATGTTTATCCCTCCCCCAATATTTTACAGGTGCTGTTAATATTGTCTCTCGGACAGCGTAGTTCAATACCGGATACATCGTTCTTAATGACATAGAAATTAGCACCGATCTTTTCAGACTTGTCAAGACCTACAACATGGTAGGTAAAGTTATTATCAGTGGTGTATCGAGTAACTATTTGGTCTCCTACTTTAAATTGCCACATGCGTTATGCCCCCCCTAAATATTCTTGCAGTGCACTAACTAACTCTTTAGCAGTCTCTTTGTCTAGTTCGAAGTAATCATCCATGAAACCTTGGTATATAATCTCTTCGGGTAAACCTCCATCCACATTGTAATCCTCAATAAGTACTTCCACATGGAGTGTATCACGAGGTGTCGTATACATTTCGATGACTTCTGATGAGTACTCAGAGCATCTTTTAATTACCAATTTCTTTCTCATTGATTAATCCTCCTTAACAGTCCCTTGAGTAATCACGAAATCGCAGTCAGACATGTCTATTGAAGTTTTTGTAACATGTCTTACAGCGGCATCTACAGCCTCTTCCTCAGTTAAAACATCGTTGTCTATTAGAGCTTTTAAGATGATTGACAGTAGCTCGTCAGCGTGGTCAACATTATTGACAAAGTCCATATGAGTAACATCAAGCACCAGCTTAGGGAACCCTAAATCTTTCTGAATCCATCTCTGGTAGTTTTCATGGTGGTTTCTAAAGTATTCATAAAGCTCTGTGCCTTCTTCCACCTTTTCAAATTCTCTGGCACGTGCGTTGATACGCTTAATCTCTTCCTCAAATGAGCAGTTTAAAACTATCATCATATCAGGAGACTTCTTAGGAAGTGGTTCTAACTCTTTAAGCATACGTGAAGCAAGGCGGTGGTACGCCTCTTTCTCTACCTTGGAGACAGCACCTTCATCATAGAGTTGGTCAAGGAAGATTGCATCCTCGTAAATGGAACGGTCTAAGATACCATGCTTAACACTCATAGCCTCTTGAATAAGTTCGAAACGGCGACTTAACATGTCTATTTGAAAGACGAATCCATACTTCTCCTTGTCCTGATAGAAAAGCTCTAGTAACTCGTTGTTCTCAATAGGCTCGTACACCGCCTTTGTATCTAATACCTCTGCTAAAAGGGCTGTCATAGAAGACTTGCCCACACCGATAACACCTGCCAAAGTTAAAATCATAATCAAATCCTTTCTGCTTTAAAACCTCTGCACATAGTGTGATAATTAACGTTTATTAATATCCTGTATATCAAGGAATGCCCAAAGTATAAACAAATCAAGTGTAAAGATTATTGAGCCTAGAAAAATAGCTAGCCCATAGTGTGGAACAGTTGTTAGGTAGATAGACTCAAACACACCATATCCAATAACTATATTTAACCCGATTACTCCGATCACCATCATAGTAATTAACATGCCTTCAACAATACTTTTAAATAGTTTCACTTTATAACCTCCAAACCACCAGTCTCTTCACTATACTTCTCCCAAGGGTCTTCGAGGTGGCTTACTGTTGGGAAGTATTTAACTATTTTATAGAGGGCGTTTCTCTTGAATCTAGCAGAGGCTTCCGCAGAAGCCCTTGCCCTAGCTTTCGAATCATATGCACCAAGTACGTACTCTTTTCCAGTAGAACCCCACTTAAAGGTTACAATATACATGCTTTACCTCCTAACTCTAATAGCTGATCTAATTCATCTCGTTTCTGCTTAACTAATTCCTCACATTTCTCAATGTCTACCCTTAAGGATGCAATACGCTCTAGCTGTTTCGGAGTGAAGTCCATAACCGAAGGCTTAGGTGTAGGAATACCTGTGGATTGTACTTTTACAAACCTGATTTTTTCGAAACAACTCGTTCGGTACCCATCTAAAATACCACTGTCATTAGTAACCCTAACAAATCCTCCATAAGTATTGACTACCATGTAAGTCTTTCCAACAGTTAGCCCCTTAGCATCAGAAGTGGAGATTAAATAGTCTCCTTTTTTAAACTCTTCTGCAGAGTCCACGTGCCAAGGCTTGTCAGCTAGTTTGTAAGCCTCCTCCACGTATATTTTGTCAAGGCTAATTTCACCTGATGCAATCTCACCGTTAGGAGAAACTAAACGCTCTAAGCGGTACTCTAATTCCGGTAAGCTAGTCGATAGTACCTTTCGAACTCCCTTGCCACCCTTCTCGACTAGGATATCCCCCTCTTTGAATTTAAGAACCCCCTCAACCAGCTCTAACTCATCTTCCCAGTAGCCCCATTTTTCCCCTTCCCATAAGCAGTATACTAATCTTTTGCAATAATCTGCTACTTCCATATCTACTACTTCCATTACGTTTGATGGTGCATCAAAAGAGTAGACTTCTGAATCATTGTTATAGTGGGAATCGTTACAACGTACCTTATCGCCTATATTAAATTTTGCCATTTCATTTCCTCCCTAATCATTATGTGTATATGATACCATAGAAAAGGTTTTTGTGCAAGCCCCTTTATATGATAAAGTTTAAAGCCACTCATCTTCTTCCCATTTTAATATGCCTCGTTTGTTTGACTCATGAAGTAACCTATTATATACATTGTCAGCAGGCGTTTTCATACCATTCATAAATGGCTTTATAAAGAAGACTCCTTTAGAGTAGAAGAACTCGTCATCAAGGTTATCAATAGCCTCATTGATACTAGTATTATCTTGTGCCCCTAATAGTGCAATCAACACAAGTAACTCTTCATCTGTAAAGTTTATCATCTTTTTACCCTCCCCATAGCCTTTTTCTACCTTCTCGAACTTGAACCAGTAGTCTGTAAAACGGTTTAAACAGAAATCTGTAAAACTATCCTCATCTTCACTGTATAAGCAAGGTTTGTTACTACTATTGATACGTACTGGGTAATGCTTGTCAACCTTGAAAACATACTCGTCAAGTGATCTTACACATTTATATATTTCTCCCTCTTTAAACTTGTACATTACGTTACCATCTCCTCATAATCCCACCATGTTATGATGCCTCTTTCGTAACAGTCAGTATATTTAATTAACATAGTATCTAGCATATCCATGGTTACATTGACCTCTTCGCACCCTGTAGAACCATCTGGCATTCCATACTTAAAAATATATTTACGTACCACAATCAGTCACCTCCTAAATACTCTTCTGTATTGTCATATCTATAATTATCTACCTCAACCTTTGCCTTAATATCTTTTGGCAAGGAATATTCAGTGGCTTCTGGCTTCTTTGACTTGAGGAATACTTGCTCATTTACTCGGTGGTTTTGAATAACCCATGTAGCAAAGTCCTCTCCGGTATTAACTTGTTTCCATGCTATCCATAACCACTCAAGGTTTAATTTCATAATTGTTCCTCCTGTCTTTATTACTCCTTTAGTATACCAAAAAACCCCTGAACTTGTCAAGGGTATTTAACGGCTATTTTAAATTGTTTTCTAAAACTGCTTTTTTAAGTTTTTTCTTAGCAGCTTTAAGTTTGTATGAAATGGCGGACTTTCTAGGGAACTCATCACTGAGGTCAGAGATGTCTCTAAGGCTCATGCCAACCACTGAGTTAAGCCACACAATGTCTTGTTCCAGCTTTGTTAAATTGGCTAGTTCGAAAGCCTGTGTAATGTCCATAGTCTCGTTTACTTGTTGCATCTCGTCCTCTGGAAGGCTCCCTGAGAATAGCTTGCTCGTGAATAACTCTTCGCTAGTGGTCATATCAACAGGTACCTCGTAGCGGTAGGGGGACATGTGGTTTCGTAGTCTCATGCGAGCCCCTTCAAAAGGATATTCCAAGAAGTTGCAGTTAGGAAGTCTTACCTCATAATCTGGCATGACCTTGACATCTGTCTGTAAATAATACTCTGCCAAGGCGTGGGATAAAGCATCATCCATAACTGACAGGTACCCAAACTTTCGGTAATACAACTCTGTAATATCGTTTATAAATTCCTCTCTAACTTCTACAGGTAAGAACACTTTATAAAGTTTGCTTTCAATGAGGTATTGCACAGCCTTTGAAAAAAGCCTTGAGTTAGCTGCTTCTGTAATCTGGCGGTATAATGGCAAGTCGTAGCGTACTTCGCTACCGTCTTTTAAAACTCGATTAGTGTTGAATGCTTTACCCTTTGAATGGTTTATTTGATTCTGCTCTGACATCAATTCACCGCCCGTTCAACAATTTTTTTGTCGAGGGCTTCTTTAACCTTCTGAATGTCCAGAGGTGTAAAGGTGTTGGTACTGTCCACATACATGTCATAGTCAATAAGGTCAACCTCTTCATCGCCTTCGTTGTTAAGGTCTAGTTTCTCTCCTAGAGCCTCTGCACGAGCAACTCTAACCTCATCATCTGCACCTAACATTACGATGCTAAAGCCTTCTTTTCGGAGGTAGTCTAGCTCCACTTCCCGTCGGAGGTCAGTGACGATTACAACGTCCCACTGATAACTTCTATCAACTTTCTCTTTAAGGTTGAGTACCCACACCCTAGGATCAATTTCTCTGAAAGCTTCTCCAATTTTAATGTAAGCATCACGAGGTTTCTCGGTATCTGCAATGTGACTAAAATATTTCTTATAGACCTCTTTAATACCCTCGGCAAAGGCGTAAGTTACTACGCCCTTACCTTCCGCCCGATATGCCTTTGATAACTCGTGAGCTAAGGTGTCTTTACCAGCTCTACTCTTACCTGCAAAGGCTACTTTAATCTGTTTTCTATTTGACAGTCCCATTCTCATACCCCTCTACTAATTGTTCTTGTTCCTTCTCATGTTCCAATTGTTTATCAAAATCCTCTACAGTAGTTATCAGTGAAGTCTTTGAGAGGTGAGTTAGTATAGAGGCGATAGCATCCGTCTCATCATCAGTGAGAGTTGAAAGGTCTTCTCTGAAATACTTCTGAGAACATTCAGCTACCGTTTCTTTTGAAGCTCTTCCTGCGCCTGTTACTTCTTTCTTAATGGTTGTTGGGAAGTATTCATAAGTCTTTTGGTGACCATTGTTAGCCGCTAAGAATTGAGCCACTCCTAAGAACTTAAATAAGATGGCGTTAGAGGCACGATTATTAATCGTCTCCTCACGGATAACATAGTCAGGTTGGTAGTCATCAAAGAATCCTTGAAGGGTTTCTGCGAATAGGATCAAACGCTTCCCTATTTCCTGTTTAGAGGAAGTGGTGATAACGTCATGGGCTACTAGGGTTAAGGAGCCGTCAGGTGCTCGGTCAACAATTGCCACCCCTGTAGCAACAGAGCTTACATCAAGTCCAATATATCTTACCATTCGTCTTCATCCTCTTCTTCGTCTTCGTCATAATCTAAGTCATAATCAGGGTCGGGGTAACCATCACAATACTCACAATCACATGAGGTATCTACGTAAAAGTCGTCTGCTGTATCAATCTCGTGGTAATCCTCTCCTAACGCCTCAGCAACCATGTCCTCCATGAGTTCTTTAGAGTAGTTAGACGAGAATGTAAAGTCGGTGATGAGAGAGGCATCAATGTATTTTAAGCTTCCTGTAAGATCAAATAGTGAAACCACTTTACCAATTTCTCCTTCGCCGTGCATAGAAGCTACAATCTCGTTAGCGAGGTCTTCATAACCCTCTAAAGTATCCTCTAAATATAATGTCCACTCACTAGCATATTCGTTCTTAATGGTGTGTAATACCAGTGTACGGTAGTATAAATTTTCCATTATTTGAAAGCCTCCCGTATATCATAAATTTGTTGTAGCGCCTGTTCTTGGAACTTACCTGTGGCAATCTTATCCAGCCGGTCTAACTCCTTGAGAGTAAGGCTTCTGGCACAGGCTGTCTTGTAATCATTGAATGTCCAAGCGGATAAATCGAGTTCAGGATAAGTCCCTGCGTGGGCGTGTTCAACCGCCGTCCAGAACCTGTCTCTTACATCTTTCTTATCTGCCTCTGAAATATGAATGCCAAATACTCGTACGTCAGGTGTCTTAGCATAATCCTCTGAGGTATACTCCCAAGTCTTATGAGAAAAGTTTAGATAAACTACTAAGTAACTTTCTAAGTCATGTAGCATGGCGTAGTTCTTAACTTGCCACACGTGCTTCTTGTCAGGCTCTTTCATGGAGTATAGAGAAGTTCTTGCAGATGAGGTTTGCTTGGATTTAATCTCAAGCCCCACACGGTGTTCCTTGCCTGTATCAGGGTCTGTGAAAATCATGAGACCATCTACGGAACCGCCCGTTGCCCACTTCATGTTACCACTCTTGAAATACTTGTAAGTGGTGGTGAACTGCTCGAACATAGGGTGTCCAACTTCATCTCTTTCAAAGCGGAATGCGAAGGGCTCTCCGATAAGTCGTTCGTAGTGCTTTTCCATTAGTAGTACAAAGAATTGCATCACGTCTCCACCAGCCGTTCCAAGGGCAGTCCATCGAGTTTGGTGAGGCTGCTTGTCACCTTTCTTGTCGTACTTCTTAGTGCCCTCCATGAAGTCAATTACCTTCATCGTCTGTTCACGTAAGCATGACCCAGTAGAAGAGCTTCTAAAGAATACCATTTCTTCTTGCACATCTTTTAAAGGGTTGATTCCTAGAACGTCTAAGTACTGATTATAAAGCCATCTGGTGAGGTCTTCATCAGTGTCTAAACCTTTCTCACAAAACTTGTCAAACTGTTCCATGAAAATCTGTGCCATACGATCTTCTAGCGTAACTACGTAGGTCTCTCCCGTCTCTGCGGAAATAGCCTTCAAACCTTTCTTACTCTTCATTCAATAGCCCCCTCATAAGTAGTGAATTACGCACGTTCATTGCCTGAGAAATCCACTCAAGGTTGCAAACACGGTTGTCGGTTTTATCTCCGTTCTTGTGGTTAACGCTGTTCTCATGGTCAAGCTTTCTGAGGAAAGTTGAGGCAACTGCTCGGTGAATCCTAATGTTTTGTACTTTTCCGTCATGCTTGATTCTGACGTGGGCATACCCTGTGTACTGAGGCTTTAGAAGTTTCTTCGTTTTAGCGTTTCGTATGTTACCAAAAGAGCTTACCTCGTAGGTGTCTGATAAAACACCTTGGTAATATAAAAATCTCCACTGTTCAATCAATTCATAATTACCTCCTAATATTTACTCTCCAATTATACCATAAAAAGCCCCTAATGTCAAGCATTAGAGGCATTCTTGAAGACTTATTACCCCTGATTATTTAGGCAAATCAAGGGACTCTGGGTCAACTACAATCATAGGCACGGATGATTCGTTACTAGAGAGTGCTGTCAAGTCAAATCCCAATTGTAATAAGTATTCAAATCCTTTCTTAGGAGATAGGTTTTTAAGGTTGGTCATTACACCGCCATAAGAGGCGTTGATTTCTCGAAGTTTGTCGTCGTAAGGCTTGATGACAGCTTCGGTACCCTTCACTGTACCACTATAAAAGTCATTAGCAATATACTCTAGTTTAGACTCCAATGTACCGTTGAACTCACCACTTTTACGGTAGTTGAAATGGTAGTTTCGTAGACCAGCTTCTTCGAAGGCATCTAAAATCTTGTTGTAGGCTTCCGTCTTAGCTTGGGATTTTTCAAAGTAGTCTTCTAACATCTCTTTATAAGGAGTCAATGCTTCTAACTTGTGGGCACGCTCTTTTTCCCCACGTTCCTTACGAAGTGCACGTACCTTTTCGTTCCACACTGATTGTACTAACTCTTTCAATTCTGATTTCTTTACTGCCATATTTAATTCCTCCTAAAGTTTTATGGTAAAAAGTTATTAGTCCTACTCATCTTCCTCGTCTTCCTCGTCTTCCTCGTCTTCGAGGTCTTCCAGTTCGCCTTCGGCATCTGCTAACTGTTCTTCCAAATCAGCTAATAAGATGGATAAATCTTCAAACTCGTCTTCGGCTTCGGCTAGGTCTGTTTCTGCCTCTACCATAGCATCATGGGCATCATCGACAGCCACTTCCGCCGTTTCTAAATCATTTTGAGCGGTCTCAATTTCACCTTGCAACTCTTCAATAAGCTCTTCTAACTCTTCACGATCCATGTGAAATCCTCCTTGTTGTTTACTACTTTATTATAATACCATGGGAAGGGGTTTTTGTCAACCCCTTTTTTATTTCTTCTTATCAAAGAATTTTGTAGTAGCCTCTGACCACTCTCTTTCAGACATTGTTACTCCTGTAGCCACACCATCTACAAATACTTCTCCTAAGGGTTTATAAGAAGGTTTCTTCCAACTAACAACCTCCCCGACACCCTCTGTTAAATCTGTCTTCATATTGGCTTTAACACTTCCCACCATGTAAGTTTCTTGGTCAATGTAATCCACCTCTTGAAGAGTTCCCCAACACTTTCCTAAAGCCATGTCAGTTTTAGAAGGGACAACAAGTGTGACAGTGTTAATCATCACGTCTCTAATGGCTTCGATCTCATCCTTCTTGGCATCCTCTGGAACAAGGTACAAGACCTCATCATGAATTTGCCCGAGGAATTGGAACACTTCTGCACCACGTGCTTTATTAAGCTTTGCTAGAAGCTTCCCTGCTGCTACCATAACTTGTTTAGTCTGCATAGATGCAGAACCCTGCACCTTAGCGTTAGTAGCTTGACGTAAAGCTCGGTTAACGGCGCTTCTATCTTTGCGGTCTTGTTCAGTCATCGCTCCCCAAGGTTTTTTCGGAAGGTTGAAGTTAGTCCGTGTGAAACGTCTACGAGTGCCCCAAGGAGTCTCCACATACTTCTGCTTAGCAACTTCTTTCTCATTGTTCTGAATCCACTTATGAAGTTCTGGGTAAGTCTTATAGAAGTTGTCAATCAACTCTTTACCTTCATCATTCGAAATGCCAAGAATGCCCGCTAACGTGAAGTGAGACATACCATATAAAACGGCAAGTACCACAACTTTTGTCTGCTTACGGTAAATGGAGCCATCCCCACACTCCTCTAAAGGTTTGTCAAAGATTGAAGCGGCTGTCTCAGAGTACAAGTCACGCTCGTTCTGATACAATTCAATAAGCCCTTTACAATTGCTCATGTGAGCGGCTAATCGGGGTTCTTGCTGACTAAAATCGGCACTTAGGATAAGTTGTCCTTCTGGTGCCTCGAACATCATACGTGCTTTATAAGGCTGTTGTTGTAAATTTTTTAGACTACCACGCCAATGGTTTATATCTTAGTAATATCGTATCCCCTATAACTTATTGTATCGCCTTTCTTGAGTTGGTTATGAAGTGTTGAATTATCTACTCCTATGAAATCAGAAGCCTTCCTAACACTGGGGAATATATGAGGTGTCCCTTCAAAGTCTACTACTTTTATTCTACAGGCTCGCTGAGTATGTTCGCTATTTGGATTACTCCATTCCCACCTATATAACTTAGTAGACTTGCTATCTCTTTTTAAGGCTTTATGAATAGCTGTTGCAGTGATACCTACCGTCTTGGATGCTTGGTTGAGCGATTCGTACTCCCTGATAAAATCTCCTGTAAATCTGTCATACTGCTTTACTGATTTCTTCTGGAGACTTAAAAGTGCTTCCCTTGCCGTATGAGAATTGAAAGTACCTCTATCAATGTTATACCTAATATTCTGAGAGACACTTACCCATCGCAAGTTCGAAGCTTTGTTATTGAGCTTCTGACCGTCTATGTGGTCTACCTGCAAACCCTCCTGATAACCCTCGCAAAAAGCGATGGCAACTATTCGGTGTACCAATTCGTCTCCTCCTCTAGGTACTTTAGGGAGGGTCACCCGCTCGTATCCAGAATTTATTACCTCTGTTTTAAGTATCCTTCCGGTATCTTTATTTCTCAACCTTCCTAAATCGCTGACCTCATAAGTAGAGTTCAAATGATGCTCTTTCCAGTGTTCCATCAATAGCTCCTTTAAGGTTTATTTTGGCGTGGTATCTAAAGGACTATATCACATCTTAGGCGTTACCCTAAGACCTGTGCGCTACGAGCTCCTTATTAGCTCTCTTTCAGACTTCACAAATTTTACTCTGCTTATCTTCCCTATGTCCTCTCGACAAAGGTGTAGTCTGATTTAGTCTCTGAACCTTGTGCATGGCTAATCGCTTTAGCACCTTGGTTGCGGATTGCACCTTAATAGGCTTTTTACCCTACCTTAGTAGTTAGCTAAGCCCTCTACCCGTTTCCGGAGTGGAGTTGGTACCTATTAAGTTAAATGTTTCCCCGCAGTTCACACAGTTTTACAACCCCAATTTAGTTTAGGGTTGCTTGCAGTATATCGCAAGGTCACGGTACTACTCTGTTTGAAGTCTCCGTGAAGTCTTCCATCAGGTGAAATCATCTTTGGAATCTTCTCTACAAAGGAAGTTAAATGCTTTGTTAAATCTTTCAACTCAAGCAAGTCCTTAACCTCTGGAGCGTGTTTGGCAATGGATTTCAAAGCATCTGAATCGGCAGGAAGTTTAGCACCTGTCTTAGAGATTACTGTCGAACCTTTATCTACTTTAGGGTCTAAAATGATCGATCCAGACTTAGTCATGGCAAATTTACCATTGTTACTTACGCCATTTTCATCAAACTTAATATGACCATCTAAAATACTCTTATGATCTTTATTCACATATTGGCTCCAGTCGTTGTCAAAGTACAACATACGTTGTAGTTGAGCAGGTGACCCAAAGTTTACTTCCCCAAATCTCGCTGAGAGGCTTGCTTTCAACTCTTCAATACGTTCTTCACATTCCTTCTTCTGAGCTTCTACTTCTGTCATATTCATACTGAATCCTGTACGCTCTGTATGGAAAGTTTCTCTGATACAAGGCATCTCAATATGGTTATATGCTCTTAGAATCTTTGCAAACTGTGGTTTAGAAAGTATCTTGACTTGCCATTCCAGTAACTTGTAGCCTACCCAAGTATCCTTGGCACCGTACCATCTGGCAGCATCTAAAGGAACCTGTGAGAACTTGGCATTCTTACCAAACATTTCTTCAAAAGTCTGGGACTCGATTCCAAGGAACTCCGTGGCAAGGTCTTTCAAACGGTAGTTCTTACCAGCCTCTGTACGATCCTCTTGTAAAAGGTGCATGATAATCATCGTATCGTGGACGTTACCTACAGGTTCTTCCTTGGTTAAGGTGTAAATTAAGCCTAAGTCAAACGTGGCGTTATGCCATACTGTGTCAACACCGCTACGGAAAATATACAACAAGGCGTTCATTGCAATGTCATATTGGACGTTTCGTTCATCAGGCTCCCATACGCCTTCTGAAACCTCTTTATAATGCTCGATAGGAATGTATCCATTAAAGTATTCATCACCTATCTTATAGGTTAGTGACCATCCTGCGATACGCTCCTGATATTTGTCCACACCCCCAGCTTCACCAACCGTCTCTGTATCGACAGACACCATATGTTCTGCCTCTAACAAAGGCATTCCGTCAGCTCTTAAAATTCCATGAACAAGCTTCGTGATTTTAGCTGGCTCTGTTACCAAGGGAAAGAACTCGTTATCCTTCACCATGATTTCTTGAAGGCGTTGGTCTCGCATGGTTTCTTGATAGCGTTTGTAGAGGCGTAGTGCCTCAGCCTTTGAGAAAGCTTTGTGTAGCTTATCTTCTTCACGACCTAGCTTACCTTCTTCCATAAGACCTTTGACAATTTCAAGGCGCTTCAAGTCAGGCTTAGAGTTCTTTCTACTAAAGATAAGTTCCCATGACTGTTCAAGTGTTGGTATTTCCTTTGCCTTATTAGCCTTTTTAATGGCTTCATGAGCATCTTTCTCTGAGTCTTCCCCTAGTGATAAGTTAACGTTTAACATATTATACCCCAACCTTTTCTGTGAAATCTAATGGTAGCTCTTCGAACTCTTCGTCATACTCCTTTTTATAAGTTTCGTATTCCTCTGGAGAAATACCGGTTAACAGCTTAATCACGCTGTATGGAATATTGTAGAAAAGCAATGAGCGAATCCCTTTATCATCGTTGAATAATGGTTTAACAGTGCTAATAAAAGCCTTAGCTGTCTTAACCCCTGAAACTTTAGCCAACTCCCTGATAGAGTACCGCTTGGAAACTAGACTCAACACTTCTTTTTTAGACCACTCTTCAAGGGGCTTAGTAACTATTTGAGCCACTTTCCAATCTGTAATTAATTTACCCTGTTTAGTAATCTCTCGGCAAGAGGCACACCCCTCACACATAAGGTAAGTTTTACGTGTAGGAACTTTGATAATATCCTTAGTTACTCTGTCCATTTGATACTCCCAATTATGGTCTTCGATTAGGTCTCCGATGGCAATAAACGGGTTGACATTCGCCACGATTTTTTTGTACTGGGCAATCTTCTTAAATACGGGTGCTTTTTCTTTAGCCATTATATAATCCCTCTTTCATGTCTCTTAGTTGATAAACATAGTATACCAAAAAACCCCTGAACTTGTCAAGGGCTTTCTACCTATTATTTATTATATCCTCGCTCATACCCTGCAATGTATGTTCCGAGGCAGTCAAGAGTCTTCTCTTTGCTCTGGTATAAATCAAACAATGACTCTATGACTTCTATTAAATGACTGATTTCAATGACAGGTTCTTTTTCTTCTGGCTTATACAACTCGAAATTGTAAGACTCCCAGAAAAGGGTGTCGCCATCATCATCACGTACCTCAATCCTGTCCTCTTCTGGGGCTACTGCCGTTACTGCATAGTAGCTATTTTTACCGAAGTACTCGCAAGGGCTACCAGACTTTCGCACAACCTTATCTCCTACTTTAAAATTCATCAATACAATCTCCTCCTAAAATTCGATATCTCCGTTGAATAGGTCTTTAACCATAGCATCATTTGACTCTTTAACGTAGCCAATAGATGGTAGGAAAATGCCGGACAACTCTTCTCCTTCACCACCTGAACGACCTTTCTTAACACCTAGTGCAAAGCGCCCGTCACAACTATCAAAAGCTAAAAGGTAAGAAGCATCTTCTAACACTTGCTTAGTCTTCTTAACTTCACTTCGGGATGGCAATTTCAACTCACGTTCATTACCCTGTTTCTCAGTACTGTCTTCATCAGCCTGTGTAATAACATGTAATACCACCTTTGTACGACCTGCAAGTCCCCGTAACTCTTTAGAGGTGTTAGCGGCATCTCCACCGGCTGTTTGAGAGGTGTTCTTAGAGTAGCTCATGTAGTAGAATGGGTCAACGATTACTACGTTTGCATCAGTCTCTACAATGTCCCGTTCCAACTGTCTTACGTCACGCTTAACAAAGTCTTCATCATCTACCGCTTTAATTGTAACTGACCCTGCGATGCGATCATTCAGTGATTGAATAAACTTCATGAAGTCTTGTTCTTCGTGGTAGTCTAACTGACCCTTGGTAAGCTCTTGTACATTATAGCCTCCTAAGTAGTCAACACCGTCAATGACAGAGCGTTTAACCTCATCCTGTGCAGAAAGGAATGCAAAGGCACGTGAAGCCCACTCATACTTAGGCATTTCCAATACCCACATAAGGACGTTAGCCCCTTGCATAGCCGCTGACAAGGCTTCTACCATGGTTACGATAGATTTACCACGTCCACTTCGAGCAAACCATGTGTACATATTACCGCCTTGGTAACCGCCCCCTAAAAGTTCATCTAACCCTTTGAAGTGGCTGTTCCAAAACTTAATGATGTTGCCTTCTTTACGGTCGTAGTACTCTGGTGCATACCACTCTGGAGCATCCGTTAAAAGATGACCTGTTTTACCGCTGATTCTATTGTCGTTCTTAATGCCTGTGATAGCAGCGATGACATCGTCAGCAAATCCTTGAGGGTTGTTCTCCTTGATAGAGGATGCCCAAAGCTTGTTGAAATCTTCCCCATTAAAGAAGCTCGTGAAAGCCAAGTTTAATTTAGCTTTCTTGATATTCTCTCCAAGCCACTTGAAAGAATCCTCTGTTGAAGCTTGATAAGCGAAGTCTGGAACCTGCGCTAAAAGGGATTGGAAACTTGGTGCATTACCCTCGTTAGAACGGGCGTATCCCATAATAAAATCATATGCCTTTTGCTCAGTAGACGTTTGAAAATGGTCACGTGTTATACCGTGTCTATTAAGAGCTGTGACATCATTATCGTTAATTACTTTTGACAAGAATAACTCGCCAGTGATAGTAGCTTTACTCATAACTATTTCACACCTCTCATACTTTGACCTTTAAAGTTAATTTCAAAACAGTTTGCACGAATGCGGTCGTAAATACGCTCATCAAACAATTCTTCCATATACTTCAATGGGAAGTTGGAGGTATAAATGCTTGTAAGACCGTCTACCAAACGTTTGTTAATAATTGTGTGGATATCCCCACGGAAAGCTTCTGTAGCCGAACGAACACCGATGTCATCGAACACTACTAATGGTGCTTGAGTAGCTTTGTCAATCAATCTATAATATTCTCTGGAAGCCTCCTCCGCAATCTCCGGAGCGATCCCGTTACGTGAGAACTTATTATAAAGTGCTTGTAACTCATTTACATCCAAGAAGAATGCAGGTGGTTTATCCCAGTTGCGTGAAAGTGCTACCGATGCTTTCCATCCCATAATCATGAACTCATTTAAAAGGACAGCTGCGGTAGTTGACTTCCCATTACCTTTGTCATTACTCCATAGATAAATATTTCTAATAGGTGCATCCCCCTCTTGAGGGTTGTAAAATCTTTTGAAAGTCTCTACATAACTTTTCAATTGTTTATAAATAGCTTTTTGCTTAGGTGCTACTGGAGAGTTCTCCATAAAGTAATCTGAAAACTCCTGTGGAATATGTGCCTCTCCGAATTTACCTCCGTTACCGGATACTCCGAAAAGCTGTACGTATATATGTGTAATCATAGGCTCTATTTCTTCTGCCGTTTTACCAGTCATTAACATAAGCTTATCTTTCAGAACTGATTTTTTCACTAAGCCATCCCCTGTCTCCTTTAATCTACTTTACTACTATAGCACAAAAAGAGAGCCTTGTCAAGCTCTCCTTAAAAGTTTATTTACTTAGTTTGGATAGCCTGTACTTTCCAGCTCAGACCATCACCTTTCATATTCTGTAAAGCAGACTTACGAATATCTTCTGGGTCATCTGACTCTGAGAGGATATTTACAGTTTTGCTAACTGATAAAGTAACTAGGTATTCTTTGCGGGTGTCTGTGCTTACTTCCTTTTCCTTAGCCATCTCAGAATACTTTTGGATAAGACCTACTTGGAAGTCACACCATTCGTCCAATCTAGCACCTGTCTCGTCGTCGTAAATACGAACTATTGGGAATGACTTGTAACCTTGGTCACGGAACTTGTCAATCTTCTTGTTAGACCACTCGTCATTGCCCCCGTCGAAAAGGTGTTCGTGCTTAACTCTCATGACCTTTTGTAAACGATCGGAAGTCATCTTACACTTAATACAGTTTGGTTGCGAGTACAAAACAGCGTGAATTGTCAATTTAAATTCCTCCTTTTAAATTTCCCACGGGTCATAATCAGGGTCGTTGATAAAGCTCCAGCACGCCATGGCTTCCCAACCATCAATGTGGCATGCTCCACAGTCTTCACAAGGGCATTCTTGTTTCTCTTCCTCGTTAATAATTTCTTCTTCCACGACTATACCCCCTTATCTAAAATCATCTCTTCATATATATCATAGGCATCTTCAATACCCTGCCAGTTATCAACACCAGCCATTTCTAAGGCTGTCAGGAAATCATCCCTACGCTTTAAAGTCATGTACTCATCATAAGTAATCTCTACGTTATCTTGTTCCATGGTGAACCTCCTTACTTCTCATCTAAGATGGCTGTTGAACCCCCGATGTAAACGATCCGCAACTTGCCGTTTTCGTCAATGTATTTCAAGCGGTAATCGTTGACTTCAATATCAAACTTTCCTTCGTCCTCAAAGATTACTTCACCAGTCTGTGTTACAACTTTTACTGAACGGTACAAGCCTCCACCTAAATCACTTCCCATGCTCTTACCAAAACGTTCTAAAGATGCACATCCTCCTAATGCAACAACTAATCCAAAAGCCCCAATAGATAATAAAATTTTCTTAACCATTAATCTTCCACCTCTCCTAATTCATTGATTACATCTTTTGCAAGCATTGCAATTTGACGATCACTCATCTTAAGTGCTTTCTCTAACTCTTTAATATTGACTTCTGAGTTATCTTCTGTAAACTCCTTAATAATATCCTGTTTAAACAAGTACATAATCTTTCCAATGTTATTGTAGGTGAACGGGATATCTCCGTGTGAATGTACATTGCGCATGCGATTAATCGTTACATAGTCTTCTACACTGGAAGCTAGTTCGAGTAGTTCATCTGAATGTTTGACAGGTTGCTTAGGTTGCTTAGGTTTTGAGGCTACCTCTGAAAACTCAGGTCGCTTGTGCTTGATACCCAAGTATTTAATGTTAGGTGAGATAGCCATTCCGTTAACGCTCTTATAGACATTACCCTCACGTTGACCTCCATAGGTTGAATCAGTGGGGATATCAGTGGCGATTAAGTCTTTCAAAGAGCCAAATCTTTCAATAGTAGCCATCTTCTCTGCGCCTACATAATGAAGCAGCTCAGCTAGACCCATAGAGTGGCGAGTATCCTCATCTTCACCTTTGAAGCTATACAGGATATCGAAAACTTGGAAATCTTTCTCACCTAGTTCTGAGAGGGTGTAGTTGGTCTTCTGAACGCCGCTACCAAAGTACTCCCCATAGATGTTAATCTTGTCAATTGAGTGGTAGTCAGCAAAGATATCTGCTGCCACCTCTGGTAAATTATAGGCTACTGCCATATCTGCTACTAGAGGGAATTGTTTATCTTGCACTACATTACCTTCTGAATCTGTGCCAGAAATAAGGGTACCTCCACGTGAATAAGCTTTGAATTTAGTGATTGGCTCATCTCTTTCAAAAGCAAATTGGACGTTGCTTCCATGAATCTTCTCTGTTGAATAGCAGAGTGTCTCAAGAGCCTCTGATATCTGACGTGACTTGTTGATTGCATAGTGGTTAGTTAATGATGGATATTTAAAGTATGCCATTATTTTCCCACACCTTTCGCAAAGGTATTGTTGATTACTTCTTTAGCCTTTTCCTTACTTACATGAAGTTCATCAGAAAACTGTTTTACAAGCTTATGGTAATTGTACCATGAAAACAATACTAGGGTTAAGAAAGCAGCCACTACAACAAGCGCTAAGTAGGCGATGCTTAATGCGAATCCATACTCCTGTACAAGGTTGATGATAGTTAGTACCAAGGCAATCTCAATAACTGTTTTCCACGTAGCACCAGCAATGCTCTTTACCGAACTCTTAAACATAGATATTTCCTCCTTTAATATAATACCTTAATAGTATAGCATGAAAAAGGTTTATTGTCAACAATTAAATACCTCTAAACCAAATCTTTTTGTGAAGGTTACCCGCCTTTGTCAACTCTTTCATCTTAACTCTTTTAGGTGTTCCTTTAATCTTTTGCAATAGGTCATTAAGGTCTCCGCCTTCTGGAAGGATTACACGGTAGATATCAAATGTGTCCTTTTCGGAAAGCTTATTTAAGATAGTCTCAGAAGCCTTATTACCCGCCATGTCATTATCCATTGCAATTACCACGTTGGTAACGCCCGTTTTAATAAGCAGTTCAACTTGCTTGTCTGACATGTGGGCTGAACCTGTAGAAACTCCAACGTATCCCATCTCATAGGCACTCATAGCATCTATCTCCGCCTCACAAATAAAGATTGTGGTAGGCTTCTTCTCGTATACTAAATGGTAACCGAACAGTAGGTCATTAATAGAGTGTGTACCAGCCTGATACCAGAAGTCTTTAGCCTCTACACTACGGTGTTTCAACGCCCGTACCAAGCCACTTCCGTCGATGTATGGAAGGTTTATTTGACCATCTGCTTCATTCACCATATAATCAAGCTGAGTTACCTCGCTGATACCACGACCTCCTAAGTAAGGCGAAGGACACCACTTAGGTAAATCGAAGGTAGTAGGTACTTGAGGTTGCTTCAACTGGATGGAAATGTCTGGCACTTCATAGGGCTTAACAAAATACTCGTCACGAAGCTGTTCCCACGCCTCTTCATAGGTTATTCCAAAAAGCTCTGCTGTAAGAGATACTAAATTACCTGTCTGACCAGTACCACTATCACCCCAACTTCCTGACCACTCATTGTTAAAGTTAACAAAGAATGATGGAGAGTTGTCATCACGGAATGGTGAACGGGCTACTAGACGATCATCACGCCATCGTGCTTGCTCCCATTCAAAACGCTCAAGGTATTCCGCAATGTCAATCTGAATGACAATGTCTCTGCCTATGTTAATATTCTCTATCATCTACTTGCTACCACCTTTTAAAACTACATTCATGCGAGATATGAAAACCTTGTAACTTCCTACACAGCGGATTCTTTGACCCCCTACGCAGTCAACCCAGAAGTATCCTCCGCCTATTTCCTTGCTAAAGATTACTTGGAATGCGTTAATGTGTGCATCCTTATATGTGCCATCGCTGGTATCAAGCGCACTTACTAGAACCATACTATCTCCTCCTAATGATTTATAAGATGAGTATACCATGCCTCCCGTTACTTTGTCAACAATAAAATAAAAAACCCCACTACACTTTCCGATGTAATGGGTAAAAGGGGAGGAAAAATATGAAAGAGGAATTTAAACCTCATATGGAAAGGGCGTGTGCCCTAAGTGGTAGAGGGGATTCGAACCCCTGAACATCGGGTTTGCAATCCGAGCCGTTAAACCGCTTCGGTACTACCACTAATTAAAATAGGACTGAGAAGATTCGAACTCCCCATCAGGCGCCTTTACCTGACTGCACCTACTACAAATCCTACAGCTGATTTTTCTGTCTTATCTGACTGCGAGCCCAAAGTCTCGTACTAATCCTCCCTGTGCGCATACGATCTGGTAGGCACCTCTCGTTTTATCAGGGAGTTCAAAGGGCTTCGACATGGAAGCCTACGTGCGCTGTTCATTTAAGGGAGACCGCCCTCCCTCTAAGCCTCGACCACTCGGTAGCCGAAAACTTATACAGGTCGTAGAGGATTCGAACCCCTGTCGGCGTTTTTTTATAGGTTTAGCTTCGAAAGTCTACTATTTACCACTTGCCTTGAGCATTTGAAATGCTTCGAAATACTCCTTATAGACTCTCCTGAAATAAAAAGATCCTTTAATTCATCCATGTCTATTTCTAAGTATCTAGGACTTTTATTTCCTCGACTATCAGGCTTAGTAGATGGGTTATTGTAATTCTCTTTAGGTGTTACTCTCCTAAGATTTAAATAATTATTATTCAACTTGTTACCATCTATGTGATCTATTTGAAGACCATCTGAGGTGTCGAAATGACTAATATTTACATAGTACGATAAGTGGTGAGCTGAAAAGTCTTGGGTTTTACCTTCGAAACTCAAAACATACATAAGGTACCCTTTTTGATTTTTCCTGCCCTTTAACTTTCTTAACTTACCATACTTAGTGGAGAAAACCTCCCCGTCTTCATTAACTAAATAACCATACATAAACTCTTTCAAAACTAACCTCCTGCCTATGTTACCTACTACACTAACAACCTATCTAAAGTAAGAGAGCCAAGTGGTCAACACTCTCTTCGGGTCAAGTATGTGGCTCATACTACCGTTTCAGAGACCTTACCTAAAGCCATTCAGGTCACTCACAATTATGTAGGCTCCGAAGAGCCGAGCAGTTTAACGACGTTGCTACCACTATGAACGCATTCAGGTGATAATGCTTAGGTCAGCCCCTTTAAAGGGCAATCGGTGCTATGTGAAAAACTATAAGGAGGAAACCTCTCTGACCTGTACTTAGAGGATGGACACGTCTGCCTAAGTTTCTTGCGAACTTGAAGTCCTAGTAAATCTAAGATCAACTAAACGGGAATACGCCTCTTCCACCCGTTTCGCTAGGAATTATGTAAGGAGAAGTTTAAACCGAAATGTCCGTTACGGTTTAAAGAGTCTCCCTGATTTATTTAATATATTTACTACCATTTATCTCGAAAAAATATTTGATTATTTTTTGTGAAGTCATGGGGGGGGTGATTTTACAAAAGCTTCCTTAACGGAAGTATAGATGGAGGTAGGATTCGAACCTACGATATGTCAGTTTTATCAGCTGATTATTACCTGACCCTGGTTTCTCAGGTGCGCATGCCCTCACGCCACTCCCCTGTAATGTGGTTAAGAGGTGTTTCCGCACCCCCTAACCTGTTGGTCACATAATTCATAGATAACATTGAGCTAATATTTAAAGCACTTTGTAGTACCTTATAAAACTATATTACCACATTAGTGGATATTTGTCAAGTGGTATTTAAAACTAATTTGTAAATCCTTTAACTAATTGTCGAACTACCTCTCCACCAATGGTAGGGATGTTCTCCAATGCTTCATAAGAAGCTTCTACTAGTTGGGACCTTCCAGTGCCAACTTCTTCTAACATGAAAGATACTTTGTGGTAGGGGCTTTCGCCACCTGTAAATCCTTTGATGAACTCTTCTAAAATCTCTGGCAGTTTATAAAAATCAGCGAAACCTGTCTCAATAGGTGTTTTGTCGTCGGGTGCAATACTTAATGTATACTTGCTCATGGTTATTTACCTCCAGTCTTAACGAATAATGAACTCATTTGAATAAGTTTGTCATTCCCTGAGTCATCTTTTATAAAGGCGTGCCGAGGCTTTCCTTCTACTAAACGGATTACCTCGTACTCCTCGCCATAAGTTACTGTGTTGGCACAAGTTTGTCCTTGGTAGAACGCCTTGTCGCCTATGTGCCACCGTGAGTAATCCATTTAGTTACCTCCGATGATGGGTTTAAGTCCTTCTGTAATCTGGGGTAAAACCAAATCGCAGAGTCGTGAGGACTCTTCTTCTTTACTGGCTTTTCCAATTCTTGAAGAAGCATATACTGTATGTGCTTTTAATAATAGACCTTCAATATGGTAGTCAATTTCTACTTGAAGTACGATAGGTTCTTCCGGAGGATCAGCTGAGAGGATTTCTATGGCTTCCCCACATAGTATTCGCAAAGACTCTCCAACAGCAGCGAGGAAAGACATAGGAGTCCAAATTGGTTGCTTTGCAATTTCCTCCCCTAAGTCCTCACGGAAGAACTCTAGGTTGAAACTTTGGTCATATAAGCATTCTCGGAAGATTCTTACAGTTGAGCGGATTGGTTCAGAACTCATTTGATAACCTCCCCGAACGCCTCGTCAACCATCCCATCTAAATGAGAGTCATAAGTATCATCCACCATAGTGCGCAAGCTACCCTCGTTAGGGAACTTTTCTAGCACCTCTTCATCGTCTGAGAGGCGGGTGAATACCTGTTCAGCAAAACTACTGTTCAGTTTTTTGGAGAAGGCTTTAGTTTCCTCTACCAATTCATTCTTATCTTCTTCATTAAGCAGTGGGTAAAGCTCATTAGCTAGTCCAACTAATTGATCATGGATGCTCTCCAACATGACGTTAGCAGAAACATCGTGGTCATCCATGAAATCCTTGGAACTAGCGTGCACCTTGTTAAGTACCTTAATGGCTAAATGAATTTCAGCCGCTAGATTAGATCGTAAAATAGGGTCTCCTTGATGAACCTCTTGGGCGAAGTCAAGTTGGTTACCGGCTACCAACAATGCGTTACCGATGTCTAGCCACTGCTTTGGATTCATTACAATATAGGCTTTCTCAAGCTCTAATGGTTTTTCTTCGTTCATGTGCTACCTCCTAATGGGAGAAAAGCCACTCGTTAGAATGGCAATTCATTATCTCCTACTTCGTTATCTCCGAAAGCATCACCTAAGTCAGCTTCTTCTGGAGCTTTGTCAACGCCCTCTAAACGAGTTACGTCAAAACCAAACTCAGTAAGTTTTTCTAGTTGGTTTTCTTCGTTAGCTTCAAATAGAGCATTGTCGAACAATTCTTGTTTAACGGCTAACTTACCATATTCGTGAGTGTAAAACTCCTTAAGTTCTTCTGGTAAAGTTTCTAAAGATTTAGTTGCTTCAAAAACTTTCAAAGCTTCTTTGCTTACCGCTCGGTCATCATCTAAGTCTTCTGGAGTGATTGAGAAGGTATTAGAACCTGTAGCTGTAATAGTGAATGCTTTAGTGTTAAACTTGCGTTCTAAGTTTTGTAAAGTTGATACCAATGCGTTGATGTTAGCACCATTCTTACCATTGTTTGTTTCAAGAATGATAGGTGTTCCAGCAGGGAATGTAACCTTACCTTGAGTAAAGTCTTCTAATGGAATTACACTAAACAAGTAAGTAGGCTTAGGCTGTAATTGCATTGCGTTTAGATAAGACTCTTTGTCCTCTGGAGAACCCTTAGCAATCTCTCCGTTGGCAATAGCTTTGAAATGATCTTCTTTCATAATCTTTAAAGCTTCATCAAACAAATCACGTTTATCAGTAATGCCATTAGCTTTGTAAGCCAGCGTTGGTAAAATACGTGGTTGCCAAACTGATACTACTTGCTTAACGTTGATATTGTCAATAACTGTTTCTGGGATTCGTACCAACAAGCTCTCGCCACGTTTAATGTAAGTGCGGATAGATGATCCTTTCTTACCGTCTCCAGCCTGTGCTGCTTTGATTGCTTCAAGTCCTTTTGCCATAAATAAAAACCTCCGTTAAAGTGTTGTTAAAAAGATGTGTGTTACCTGTCTCTCTACTCTTAATACTATACCATAGTAAAGGTATTTTGTCAAGCATTAGATGGGACTTTTTTGCAAATTTTATACTGGCTCTATTACATGCCACTGGTCAACACCTTGCATAACCTCGACTATAGATTCTGCATGCTCAAGGTTGTCAGCAAAGATGTACAAAGTCTCTTGCTTGCCTTTCCAATTGGTTATTGACACGGCATATTGAATCATTAAAAAACACTCCTCAAACTCACTACCATTCTAACCCCTCTAAATCTGTTTCTGATTCAACTTTGGTAACTAAGGTGTAGTCGATTGCCTCTTGCATCAGCTTGTCTTTGTACAACATCATAGCCTGTGGATAGCTTAATGTTGGGTAGGCTAAGTTACCTTTGTAAGCACGCACGGCACGGCGTAGGAACTCCTTTAGAACCGCCGTTCCATAAGTATCTAAATCACGTTTGATAAAGGCTCTGGCTTGCTGAATGTTGAACCCCTTGGTAGTAGGTCTCTTACCATACTTCTGCTCATTAAGCCAGTCCATATAAGCCATTACAGTTGAGCTGTTCCATAGCTCGTTAGGGAGCTTCTCGAAGTCTGCAGTGGCTACTTTATTACCTTCCTCATCCTTATATAGTTTACCATTTAAATCCTTTGCGAAAGCCATGCCAACGCCTCCTTTATTTAAACCATTTACCAGTCTTAATAGACCAACCGTCACTAATCTCTTCTAAATCCTTTTCAATAAGCTTAATGTTAAGCTTGATAGCATCTGTAACATGCTTCTTCTCACTAGCTGTGTAAGCCCCATCACCACTATTTCGAATGTCCGCTAACAACGCACGAGACTTTGCCAAGTCCTCTGTAAGTTTAATTAAAGCTTTATCAAATTGTACCATTGCCATTTTAAAGTTCCTCCTTATTTAATTCGCCCACACTTTTTACACTCGTTATACCAAGGTCTATAATCGTAGTCGTGGATACAAAACTGCTCTCTCCAACTATCTTTAAGCCACAAGATTAAATCACCAATCATTAAAGAACCTCCTTAAAAGAATAGCCCCACATATCCAATCCCCACTCATCAAACTCATCGGTGCTATCAGAAGGAATCACAACTTGACCATCATCACTCATATAAGATATATAAACATTGCCCACTGTGAAGTCTGAACCGCCTACTAGACACTCGTATTTGTTGCCTTCAGCTAATTCCATTTATTTATCCTCCTCAATACTAAGAGTAGCAAAATTAATCGCCTCTTCTAAATAGTTCCTTACTCTTTTAGCATCCTCGATTGTTAAGTAGGTAAACGCTTCTCCAGTTACTCCGTTAATCTGTAAAAACACTTCTCCATTATCAACTATTAAATCAATTAAATCAGACCTCACAGGTATATATCTGTTGTACATACTTTATTCCCCTTTCTAAACTCTCAACATTAACGGAAGCTTTAACATAGGGCTATCCACAACCATTGTCTTAGCCACCACGTAGGCATAGTAACTTAAAATCTCTTCCTTAATAACTGAGGTACATTCATCATAATGCCCATTAAACCACAAGTTAACCACCTTGTCAAGCACTTCTCCCTCAAGCTCGTGGATAAACTTTTCAACACCTTTACCTTGCATATCAAACACTTTCATCTCTACTTCTTTGAGCGCCATTTTCATTACCCTTCCTCCTTATCGCTAAGTTCTAAATATATTTCGTAAGTCATCATACCGAAAGCTGTTAAAAAAGCTAGTACCAACATTATTATTCCAGTCTTCATAGCGGAGTGTGGAGAGAATAACCACTCACCTAGCAAAATTATAAGCTGTACACCACCTACACATATAATTATAAATATTAATGATAGCACCAATATTAATAAGCATTTTAATGATGTATCAAACAAAGCTCTTAATAAGATCATTGTCGCATCCCCTTTCGATATATTTACTATACCATTATGGAGGAGTATTTGTCAACAAGTTTATTACAAAAAAATAAACCCTTGAAAAGGGTAGCTCGAAAGTTCTTTTTGAGAGCTTTGTTTTAGCTCTTTAGTTGCTTCTTGAAAAGAATATAAAGGTGCTTAAACCCACAAGACCAAAACCTATACAAGCGTTTCGTAAAACCTCTCAACGCTGTTCGCTAAAGCTCACTAATTTCTTCTACATAGCAATTTATAAACGTTTCTATTTGGTGGGTCAAAACCATTATACAACGGATAGGTCAAGTAGTCAAGCTTAAAAACTTAAATTCTTATCAAACTTTAATAATTCTAAATAAAAAAGACCTCCCGAAGGAAGTCTCTTCTATATTATAGGTTTAAATAAATGTCGTTGATGCGGACATCATTAACAGGTGACTCACCGTTCTTACCGTTATTGGCACGACGTAGGATGACGTCTACCTTCTTACCTTTGAACTGGTTCTTGCCAACAGTTACGTCAAAGCCTAACGCATCTCCCCCTTGGTATCCATACTGCTTCTTAACGTCAGGTCGTTTAATACCTTGAGACTGGACGCGTGTCAACTCTTTGTTAGTGCCATGTTGCATAAACAATACCCAAGCTGTTGAACCAATTGCTCCATTAGGTTTGTCAGGAACTAGCCAACCAGCTACACGGATTTTACCAGCAGGCTCTTCACGGTACTTATCAAGCTTACCCCAAGCATTTCCTTGGTGCTTAGGTTTAGAAGCCGCTACAGCTTCGTCATGACCTTTAGGGGATGCTGGCTTAGCTGGTGCAGGCGTTGGTGCAGGTTTGCCAGAGTTGATTCCTTTGGCGTTCGCAATGTCTTTACGGAACTGTTCCAAAGTGATTCCCCACTTAGCTAGGTAAGGGATTGGGTCAACATGGTCAGAGTTATTGTAAGGCTGGTTATGGGTTGCATAGTTGTGTGTGATGATACCTGTATTGCCTTGGTCAACGGTCGTTGGTAAGCCTGCTTGTTTAGCCAAGTCAAACAGCAACTCACAGTATATTCTGTAGTCACGCATGAACTCATCCTTGTTTTTATGTGATTCAATCAACTCAACGGAAGCATAGCCCCATTGATTCCATCCACCGCCAACGTCCCAAGCACCACGGTTAACCTCTGCTAGTTGGATAACTCTTCCATTACCAACGATATGGGTGTAGAAACCAGTGTTAATGTCCTTGTTGTGGAAATAATCTGCCTCATTCTGAGCTGTACTGCGAGGGTTACCAGTGGAGTGTGCATGCACTTGTCCATAAGGGGCTACACCCACTTGAGGTAAACCTGCTCTAATTCTTCGTTCTACTTTATATGCCAATTAAATCTTCCTTTCTATTTACGAGGCTCTGTGTAAGAAAGAGCTTTGTCACTATCAGTTAGTCCTTTGGTAGTCGGGTCAGGAATCATGTTAAGGGCATTGATTACCGTCAAACCTAATACGTAAGGATTGCTAACAGCCTTCCCAAGGACATCCAACAACGCATCAAACGATGTGATATCCTCGAACTTCAATCCAAAGTACGCTAGAATAGGGACTAATAAAGCCCCCACGAAACGCAAGATGAATGTGATGTTCTGCTTGCTAAAACGCACTCTCCAGTTAATATTTTTCAAATCTACCAATCTCCTATCCTGCAAATATTTTTATCAATACTGTTGCGATGGAAGTTAGAACCGCCCCTACCACTGCCCTACTCAACCAATCATACTTGGATTTGAGGTCGTTGATTGCCTCTCGGTTACTCAAACCCATTGTATAAGCTTTGTCAGCCTTCTCAGACTGCCGTTCCAACCTAATGGAAGTGTCTTTCAAAGACTCTTTAATCTCAGGAATATCGTCAAGCTTAGCTTCAATACGAGCTAACTGAATCCTAAGCTCAACGAGTCCAACTTCTCCATATACATCCTTTTCATTCATGCGCAGGCTCCTTTAGTATCTTTTTGATGGGTACTGCTACATACTTCATCAACGTCCTGCTAGCCGCTCTAACTAGAACCACCAATAGATAAGAGATATGTCCTCTGCTTACTAAGGATCAACTTAGGGAAGTTCAACCCTCCTCTAGGCGGTAGCAAGTTATCTTCTACCTAAATAATCCTGTTTCTAATTCTGTAATCTTTGCTTGGATATAGCCGTCCCAGAACTCCGTTGGATTGGCATTGCCAAGCTCGGCATCTGTTACGGTGAAGTAACCTCCTGCCACATTATAGTTGGTGTCATTTCGCCACACTTCGATTTCTCCATTGAGGATATTGCGGGAGACACTGTTAATGGTGGCATGAGCAACTACACAATACTCTTCCTGTAAAGCTATTTGCTCTTCACTAACCTTTTCCCACTCGGCATGTGCCGCTTCCATCTTAGTGGTCTCTGTGGTAAGTGCCTGTAATTTCTTTAGAATCTCTGGTTGCAGTGCTGTCCCCTCTGCAATGATCATCTGTTCTATAAGGTTCAACCTTTCACTCACACTTGGAACCACTGGTTCAGAATCAACAGGGAAGAGCTTGAAGACCTCCTGCGAAAGGTTATGCAAAAGGTCTAGCTCAAATCCTCCTGACCTATATTTATCTAATAGCCACTTAAGTGCCTTTAATTTGACTTCATTCTCCGTATATTTAAGCACTACGTTACCTCCTAGTATTCAAAAATTTCAACAAACTCGGCGTTCTCAATTTTGATGTTTCCACAGTTACGCCCAGCCCTACATTCAGTTACCAGTGAGAAGTATGTTCCAGCAGGAGCCTTGTGATAGCCTTGGAGGAATACAGTGTTCTGCATCCGTAGGTTTATCCCTGTACCATTATTGGTCTCCGAAGTGATTCGACCAGATTGAATCTGAGCTTGTGGGTTAACATCAGTGTCTTGGGCATCTTTGAAGTACATCTTAAAGTACAAATAGTCTGTGGTAGCATCTTGAACGTTGACATTAATCCTCCATGAAAATTTCGTTTCTCGATTGACTCTCCACAAATATGGGGCAACCTGTTCAAACGGGTTGTCTTCTGGAAGTGTTCCCCAGCCATATGATACAAAAGTACCAAATCTCAACCGTGCATTGTTAGGAGTGCTATTTGTTTGATCCCCTGTACCTGTCCAAATATCAACGTTCTTACGGTTATTTAAGAAGAAACCCCTAGGAGTCATTATGGCTGAATTGTCAATGTTTCTAATGCCCACAGAATCTAGCCCTGCAATAACTGATTTACCATTTGTGTTATCAACAGCTTGGAACTGACCTGATGAAAAGGCTGTAGTTATTTTAGACGTGGTATCATTCATAGTGTACCCAGAGTTTGACACATTAACCGATCTCAAGATATTGTCAGCAGCATCTGAGTAAACCGCTTGGAAATAAAGTGGCTCAACAGATGTGTGGAACTTACGCTCACTCGCTGTACCAGCGTTTACCGCACCTGAGATATCTAGCTCGGCATCTGAGATAGATGTAGTACCTTGTAAGTGATTGCCATCAGCAGCAACAAAGTCAAATGGGTTGGTGAATTTAGAACCTGTGATCTCAATACCTGTCAAGTTACCTGCTGTAATATCCCCTATGTTGGCGGAGATTGCAGATAGCTCTTGTACTGCTAGCGTTCCAGAAGCTAATGGAGTCTCTACCCAAGCACCATTCTTACGAGTGTAGATGCCTACCACCGTATTGTCATTCACAGAAACTGTCTTGAACCATGTAGCGCCATTTGTTACCGTGCTACCAGTCGGCTCTGTTGGAGAGTAGAAAGCAATCCCCATGGTGCCTTGAACACCTTGAGCTCCTGTGGCACCCTGACGAGACTTACTTAGTGACATAGTCTTTGTAAGAACCGTAGAACCTATAGTTGCTTTGAAAGTTATTGTACCATTATCCCTGCTAAGGCTAGTGATAGAATAGGCACCACTAGAAGCATTGATAGTACCCTCTGCATAAGAGACCGATTCTACAGCATAAGTAACGCCTGTAGTCAATCTGGTAGTTCCTCTGTAAACCATGAAAACTCCGTTGCCAACACTCCAGTCTGCTACAGCACCTGATGGGGAGGCTGCAAATGTAGCAGCTTCGTTAGTAAGGATTGGACTGTAGGCATCCACACCGTTGCTACCGTTGCTACCATTACTTCCTTGACGAGCAACTGTGAATCCTTGCTCAGAGGTACTGTCAGAGTATGCCCAAGTCGTTCTAGTCCATAAGAACTGACCTTGAGGAACGGTTGGGACAGTTGTAGTCCACCCTGTCAAAGGCTTAGTTGTACCGTCCGTGCTAGTGGCATATTCAATAGTTGTAGAAACTATTCCAACACCATCTTTACCAGCTATGCCATCGTCACCTTTAGCACCATTAGCACCCATCTTAGCAACTGAGTATCCCGTCTCAGTAGTGTTGTCAGTGTATGTCCAAATGGTACGAGTCCATAAAAAGTTATTTGGGGCAACCGTTGGAACTTGCTCTTGCCAACCTGTAGTAGGTGCTGTAGTACCACTTGAAGAGCCAGCATAGCTTATTGCAGTAGTCTTAATACCTACGCCGTCCTTACCCGCAATACCATCCTTACCAGAGGCTCCTGTAGCACCTTTTGCACCTTGCTTGGCAACTGAGTAACCAGTCTCTGTGGTGTTATCAGTGTACGTCCACTTAGTTCTAGTCCACAAATATTGACCTTCTGGAGTAACGGGGATAGTGGTGTTCCAACCACTTGCTGGAGGCGTTGTTCCTTGTGTAGATACTACATAGTCAATTACTGTAGTTTTTATACCTACACCGTCTTTACCGGCTATCCCATCGTCTCCCTTAGCTCCATCGGCACCCATCTTAGCAACTGAATAACCTGTTTCAGAATCCCCATCAGTATAGTTCCAAATGGTCTTTGTCCACAAGTAGTTATTAGGAGCTACAGTGGGAACCTGCGACTGCCACCCTGTAGTAGGGGCAGTGGTTCCACTAGTCGATGAGGCATATGTGATCGTTGTAGATGATAACCCAACGCCATCCTTGCCGGCTATTCCATCCTTACCTGATGCACCAGTATCTCCTTTGTCACCCTTATCACCTTGCTTGGCAACAGTGAATCCTTGCTCCGTTGTATTGTCCGTATAAGTCCATGTAGTACGTGTCCATAAGAACTGACCAGCAGGCACTACCGGAATTGAAGTAGCCCAACCAGAGGTAGGTTTAACAGTCCCACTGGCGTTAGTAGCGTACTCAATTAGAGTGTCCTCAATACCTACTCCATCTTTACCAGCAATCCCGTCATCACCTTTGGCACCGTTAGCTCCCATCTTAGCAACTGAATAGCCAACCTCTTTTGAAAGGTCAGTATAAGTCCACTCTGTCTTAGTCCATAAGAAGTTGTTAGGTGCTACTGTAGGAACTTGTGCTTGCCACCCAGAAGAAGGCGCTACAGTTCCGCTAGCAGAAGCCGCATAAGTTATGGTTGTAGACTTAAGCCCCACACCATCCTTACCTGCAATACCATCAGCTCCGGAATCACCTTTATCACCCTTGGCACCGTCCTTAACCTTGGTGATAGTAACAGTATCTGTAAAACCACCTGCGTTAACTACGACCTTGATAGTAGTAACGCCAGAATCCCATTGAGAGGCATTCAAAGTTCTTGTGTCACTCGTACCTCCTAGCGTGATGTTAGGCTGTGCAGTATTACCTTTATAAGGGGTTGCCGTCCATATAATGCCACTTTCGATACCTTGTTTAAAGGCATTAAACGTGACCACTTGACCGGACACTACCACATCAGCTGAGTCGAACCTCATAACCGGCGTGTCTGATTGGAGTGTCAAAAGCTGTGCAGGCGCCCCATCCTGACCATCAGCACCATCAGCACCTTTGATAAGGCTCCAAGAGTACTTGGTAGGATTTAGTGAATCATCCTGCACAAAGTCAGTATAGGTTCCCAGATACTTGTAGGCACTAATATTAGGTGTTCGTGTGTCACCTTTTTCAATTTTTAGCCAGTCAATTTGGCATGCACCTACTGTTGATTGCTGTGTTTGATATATGTTTAATAATCTTGGTGAACCACTATCTATTTTTAATACAGTAAACGAACAACTCCACACATCAGTTAACCCTTCTACTGGAGTCATTCTTTCTAATGAAATATTCCCACCATTGTAAGCCCAAAACGTTTGAGAAGCTGGTTTAGTTGCTTTCATTGTAAGGGTATACCTTTGACCAATTTTAAAATCTTCTAGCATGCTCCCACCATATAAACGGTATGCGCTCGTTTTAATTGGGAAGCTAACTGATGGATCAGCGATATTCCCCTCAAGTGGAACTGTGCTAAAGTAATATGGGGCATCAAGTAGATTTGGCTGGTATGGGGTGGCTGTTGAACCTTCTTCAATCTTAATGTGAGACAATTTGAAGCCACCGTTTATTTTACCATTTTGAGAAAAGCTAACACTAATGTAAAAACGTTCTAAAGCTGTGATTTGATACGCAACCTTGGAGGTACCTTTGATTATAATTTCTTTTCCTACGTCATCTATTGTCATGCTTGTGTTGTTTGCTTCTAATAACACATCTCCTCCAAGTGTTTTACGATATACCAACCTTAATTTATTAATATCTCCAGTTGTTCCTTCGTCAAATCGTAATTTTGCACTCAGAGTATATGTTTTACCACTAGTAACAGCGGACGTGTTAACACGTGTGAACATGCTAATGTCGCCTGTACCGTCAGACGTAAAATGTAACATCTCGCCATCATCGGTCAGTGACCCATGGCTACCCTTGATAAAATCGCTAGATTTTAATGTATTTACAAATAAATTAGGGTTCCCTGAGTAATCATAAGTACCAAAATCAGTGTCGTTAATGTAAGCCGTGTGGAAGTATGGAGTACGTCCGTCTTCCCCTTTTTGACCAGCTACACCTTGTTTTCCATCAGCACCTTTAATAAGGCTCCAAGCAC